ATATCACGTTGCTATGGTGATTGGTGATAAGACTAATGATTATGTAAAGAGCGATTATTTCACGCTACCGTTAGATTGTATTGCAGTTAAGGGAAAGAAAGAAGGCGTTAATATTCACACAGTATTAACTGTTGCGGATGCAGCAGCAAAAATTGCTCATCTTAATATGATGGATGATTATCGCTCACAACGTTTTAAAACTGCTGCCGCTGCATGTAAACAACTCATGGGTTCATTTGGTGGACAAATGGATGGCTATTATGAGATGTGGATTGAACGTTGTACAGAGATGGCTGCTAATCCACCAGGCGAAGGTTGGGACGGTGTTTTCAGAACCAACACCAAGTAATCAGCCGTTGCCGCTTGCCGCTTCGTTTTTATTGATTTCTTTGGCTGCTTTCTTTAACGTTTTTTCTGCTTCTAGTTCTACCTTTTGTGCAGCAACAGCAGCCTTTGCATCATCAAGATGGCGTTGACTTTCAATCTCTTTACCACGTAGCATTAGTACAATGTTTAACTTTTGGTTAAGACGGATAAGATCGTTATCTAACATACGGATGCGATCAATAAGAGCAATCAATACAGTATTGGCTTCGCTTAGCACAGGTTTTACTTCTGTTGTAGCCCACACCCACACAAAATATATAAAATACCCCATTCCAGCGGCGGCGATGATGGGAAACCCATATTTGTTGATTGCGTCTGCTAAACCGACTTCCATTATTTCTCTTTATGCTTCTTGTTTAATTCTATGTATTCGTCTGCTACTTTTTTATTTTTAGTAATAATTATTAATCTATTTTGAAAATAAACAGTATAATATCGGTATCCACTCATAACGTGGTGACGTTCTTCTACCTGATACGGATACTGTTTATTTTCCACTTCATTATTTTACCACCAAATATTTAACAAAAGGTTAATTACTTCTTAGGGCATTTCTTTTTATTTTTTAATTTGCAAACAGTAGCAGTTGCTTTCTTTACTGCCTTTGGTGCCTTGTGATGCACTACACTTTTGCAAGCCTTTGCATTTGATACAGGATCACAGCTAGCAGCAAATGCTGAACTTACAAATCCAGTTGAAGCAAATGCCATAACTGTTGCGATTAACAATACTTTCTTCATTTTAATTCTCCGTTATTGGTAATGGGTCTATATTAACACGACACATTCCGTTGCCATTCATACATGTCGTCCAGATAGGAAAATGATGCCAATGATGTCCCCCTACTGGAACTGGATCGATTGGTATTGGTACGCCAATTTGTCGCATTGTGTGATCTATTGGAATATGCATTCCATGCAAATGATGATTAGCTGCAATTGCTGATGTTGATAATAACAATGCTGTTGCTAATATCAAATGTTTCATGCTATTCTCAAAAGATAATCTTTACCTGCGTAAACAATTACTGCCATTTGAATAAGCAGACTTGCTACTACAAAATATTCTATCATTTAGTCTCTCCTTGCATCTGTCTTACCGTCTGCACGAGCAATACGATCTAAATCTGGACGTACACCAAGTGCATTACTCATAAGTGTATCAATTCTAATAACATCGTGGTTCATCGTCTTTACACGGTTATCAAGTGCCATAATGATACCTTTGATACCATTCACGCTACTCGTAACGCCAGCAAGAATAAATTTTAGGGTTAAAAAAACAAAATAACCGCCTGCACAGGCGGCTGCAATAGGGAATCCAACTTCACCAACTAATTTTAAGAAATCCATCTGACTTCCAATTTATTGAATTATAATCTTTAATATTGTTTCAAGGAGTATTACACCGCTAACAGACCCAAATACGCATCCCAACCAAACTTCTGGCCAAATTAGAAAATTAGGAACATGGTTCTTAATGCATTGCCATTCTTGAGAAGACACGATATAGTACTCCAAAAACTTACTAACTATATTTACCATTTTTTAATAAAAAATAGATTGACAATGTGTTATTTTAGTGTATATTAGGACTATGAAACACAGAGACATGATGATCGATATCGAGACATTGGGCAAAACGCCTGATGCCACCGTTTTAACTATTGCTGGCGTCACCTTTGATCGTATGGGTGACTACAGTATGATTGCTGATCCACGTGATTTAGATTTTTTCTATTGTCGCGTAGATGTAGATAACCAAAATCGCCAAATTGATGAAGATACTGTTCAGTGGTGGTCAAAGCAAAATGAGGAAGCAAAAGCAGAAGCATTTGCTCCTACTGATAGGTTGCCACTTGCCGAAGCCATGAAATCATTCAACCATTGGGCGCAAGGCGCAGATCGTTATTGGGCAAATGGTGTTCAATTTGATTTTGGTATCCTTGAAAGTTGCAATCGTCAATTAGGTTATAATAACTCTTGGCAATTCTGGCAAGTATTAGATGCTCGTACCATCTATAAATTAGTTCCAGATCATTTTATTCCTCAAAACAGTAAGCACCATGCTTTGTGGGACTGCTTGTCTCAGGTACAACGGCTAACTGAGTGTTTTCACAAGTTGGGCGTATATCCAAATAAATAATATATGGACACAAATACTATACCTTATACTTATTTAATAGGTTGGTCTTCTCATAATAAATGGTATTATGGGGTTAGATATGCAACTGGATGCAATCCTACGGAATTGTGGAAATCATATAAAACTAGTAGTAAATATGTAAAGCAATTTGTAAAAGATAATGGTGATCCAGATATAATACAAATTCGTAAAATTTTTTCAGATAGAAATTTAGCCAGATTTTGGGAAACAAAAGTATTATCTCGTATAGGCGTTATTAATGATACCAAATGGTTAAATGAAACTAATAATATAGCAATATCACATGAGAAAGGCATTGAAGGTTCATTAAAGGCGGCAAGTATTACAAAAGGTGTTACTCAAACAAAAAACCATATTGAAAAAAGAACAATGGCGCTACGAGGAAAAAATAGAACAGAAGAAACAAAAGAAAAACTTCGTAAACCAAAGACAGAAGAACATAAACAAAAATTACGAAAACCAAAATCAGAAGAGACTAAGTTAAAAATAAGTTTGGCTAGAAAAGGCAAGGTTGGTCATAAACACACCGAAGAACATAAAATTAAAATGTCTATAATCATGAAAGGTAATAAAAATGGAACTAAAGCAAAAATGTAATTCTTGGGGGTATCATTTATTGATTGATGCCACCGCTGGCGATAAGGAACTTATCGGTTCAAGGGAAAATATCTATAACTTTATCAAGGAACTAGTTGTTGTTATTGATATGACAGCATTTGGTGAGCCTTGGATTGAACGTTTCGCTACTCATGCAGCAGATAAGGCTGGTTATAGTCTTTGTCAAATGATTGAAACTTCAAACATCACTGGTCACTTCTGTGACAATGATGGCAATTTTTATATTGATGTTTTCTCATGCAAGCCATTTGAAAATGAACTTGTGTTCTCTACTGTGGAAAAGTATTTCAAGCCACAGAAGATTCGTCATCACTATATTTCACGTGATGCTTAAACGGCACCTTTGCCAATATCAAATGAAAACTTACCTTTAATGGCGGTGCTGGTATAATTTTTACCAGCATCGATCATTACTCTACCATCAAATTTAGGCGGATATACAGTTCTAAATCCTGTAATATGAACATCGTCGCCAACTGTTTTAGCATCAGTATAAACTTGAATGATACTTGCTTGGTTTAGAAATGCTCGACAAGCTTCTTGAAACTTTGTATCTTCATTAAGTTTTTGAGCAACTTTCTTTGCACAGTTTGCAAGTAATACTAATCCAATATTATAACCAGGGCTACTAGCCCTACTTCCAAATTCAATGAATAGTTTTTGAGCATTTTGGCTCATTTCTTCTGGCTTATTTGTTTTACTATCAATATGATGTAAAATTTCGTCTTTTAAATAGCTATCGATAACGCCTAGTTGTTCACCCAATACAAGTGGTCCCATCTTTTGACCTTCATTGGCGATTGTTTCGACAATATTAACTGCATGTTTATATTTTCTTTTTAATGAAGCATTTTTATCTTCATTCATTGCATCCCAAATATTCTTGACACTAGCCTTTGCACCGTTATTTCCCTTGGTGCTAACTCCCAATGTATGTCCGTCTGGCGCAACAAACTCACTGTCAATTAAATTATTACTTTTACTTTGTGGAAACCATACAGCGCAACGATTGTAATCAGTTTTCAAAATATCTGTTTTGGCATTGATTGCATTGGTATCTTTAATAACGCCACTCATCAATGCAAGTGGACTAATGATTTCACCAAGATGGTCACGCACACTGGATAACTTATCGCCAAGTCCTTTAAACACAGCAACTCTTGCTCCGCCAGCAACCATGCGCAATCCTTCCATAATCTCAGGACTTGCGCCATTATTTTCAATAGCTTGAAGAAGTTCGTCTGCGCCTGTAAATTTGTTTTCGCTTTTAATCAAATCTTGTGGAGTCATACCACTGCGTGATTTTTCCGAAGTTTTGCTGCTCCATAACCAACCTTGTGGCAATTCTTTATTTGCCCAACTGCTAATGACATTGTTTGGAACAGATTTATACCAACGTCCCCATAACATAATATCGCCATCATCAGTATCCATAAACGCAATAGCAAAAGCATTGTTGATTGGCTTTTCAACATTTACCCAAGTAATTTTTTTACCTGTTCTAATTTGAATACGATTGATTGCTTCTAGCGTTGTTTCATGATCTTTGTAAGCATTATTTGGTTTTGTATCAGGATACATCTCAACATAATTAAATGTTGCAGTTAGCCCATTATCATTAACATAGGTATCGCCATGCTTGCGACCAAAAATTCCTTTGGCTTCTGCAATGAACTCTAATGCTCTCATTTCTGTTCAGACCTACGTTGCATCCATACAGCATCATTTGCTAGGGCTGCATTAAGCTTTTCTTTAACATCTGGCGTAAGTTTAGCATAGATAGATTCTACGCTGCCAAGGTCTTTGCCACTTGCATTTGGACCAATCAAATTCTTTGCAACATCATCAATATTCTGTGATATAAGATCGCCTTTTTTACCATCAGGCTTGCGAGCAAATAAACCTTGATATGGACTCCACATCATATTTTTTAACTTAGCGAGACCACTCATAACGATGATCTTATCAGTGCCTTTATATGGACTATTTTGTGGCAAAGAGTGCTGATGGAAACGACTTACAGCTTCTGCATTTGGTGCCACCATGATATCAGTTTGCACATTGACTTTGCCCATTGGAACAAGGACATGAACAATAACGCCAGTTTGTGCTGCGTCAAAACCAAGACTCTTAAAATAGTCAGCAAGTTTGCGTCTAGCTTCTTTGGCGTCATTTGTTTGAAAGAACGCCATAAGCGCACCTTCATCAGTCATTACATCATAGTCGCCACTCATCTTTCCTTTGACAGGATTAGCACCGCTTCCGATTGGAATAACTTTAAGTCCAGTCTTGGATAGCGCATTATTAACCGTAGTCAATACTTCGGGAAGTATTGCTTGGTCAAAAGAAGATGTGCCTGTAAATACATTTCCGCTTTCAATTAATAATGGTTTAAACTGTTTGAATCGCATAAAGATATTTATTGTATTTGGATGTTTGGAAAATATCTCACAAATACGTCGCCTTTATTGTTGCGCACTTTCTTGATACGACCAACAATCTCGTCAAAGAAATTCCATGCAAGCGGCACGAAACAAATCTCACGGTCAGGATATTTCTTTAATTCATCAATTGTAACAACAGGGATGCTCATGCCTGGCGAGAACTTGCCTTGCTTCAACGGATTATCATCAATAATAAAGTCCATATTGATGTTTCCAAAGTTAAGCAGCGTATTACCCTTCGCAGGTGCGCCATATCCTACCACAAGCCGCTGATGAGCCTTGCGCTGCCCGTCTAGGACCATTGAAAGGTCATTGACAGTGCGTCTTGCTCCATCTGCCCATTCTTTATAAGTTGCATAATCATGCAAGCCCTGAATACGTTCCCAATCAAGATATGCCTGAATACGAGCAGGACTATGTTGGTCAATAGAGAATACGAAGATATTGCTGCCGCCATGAATAGTTCCCTTGAACACATCAATCATGTTCAAGCCAACACTGCTAGCGAGTGTATACAAACTCTTGACAGAGAAGAAGTTGCGATGCTCATGATAAATTGTATCAAATTCATTATTCTGAATCATATCACTTTGACTATTCTGGATGAATAGCAGCGTGTTAGCATTCATAATATTGCGACACAATTTTAAGAACATTTCTGGATCATCCTGATGCGCAAATACATTTTGTGCATAGATGATATCAGGCGTCTTGTCTATTTTGAGCAAGGCTTCTGGTGTTAAGAAATCACAAATAATCTTGTGATTCTTGGAAGAGATTGGGTAGATGTTTTCAGCAGGATCGATGCCAATGGTTTCTAATCCATGCTTCTTGAAATAATTTAACTGTGTGCCATCATTGCAACCAATTTCTAGCACTCTGCGAGGCTTAACATCTGGAAAATATTCCATGACAAAATCTGCAAACCATGCAAAATAATTCTGCATCGTGAGACTAGTGCCACTCACATAAAGATAATTCTTAAAGATAATATTTGCATCAACAGCATGGGTTAATTGTAGGTGCGAACAATCACTACAATAATTAACCGCAAGTGGATAAGTGTTTTCAGGCTCCACAGCCGTTGCCTTAAAACTATTGGCAAGCGGCTGAGAACCTAAGTCTAATGTAAGTTTAAGATTGATATTGCCGCAACATAGGCAACGCTTAATTGGTTTGCAATCGGTCATATTGTAGTTATTACAAACCGATCATCTTGCTAGAATATTTGAAGCCACCACCACGATAGTCTTCTACTAGATAGTCTGCGAGAATTTCAAACCGAAGAGCAGCATCTTCCTCGCCGCTTTTTTCAAGATCGGTCTTTGCATCTTTCAAGAACTTGATAATTGACGTAAGGGGAATCTTGTCGCCATCTACGAGGGCGGCGCTATGGGTTTTACCTGCTCGTTGATTACTCATTTTATTCTCCTATTAGAAAAACACATGGTCAAGATAAACAATCAAATCCCACACTTTACCACTTAATACAAAGTAGAGTGCGAAAAGTATTACAGATAGGTCAGCTATGTCACTCCAAGTGATACGCATAGTTTTCTCCATTGCTTATAACCAAATATAACATGTTTTCAGGTCTTGTCAAGCGAAAAATAACGCTTGACAGCCGCATTTTTTGTGTTATATTTGGTTATAAGGAGAACAAAAGATGTATGACATGGACAAATTACGCTTTTTAGTGTCGCTTTATTGTGACAAAAAGAACCTTATTTTTGACTCATATATGGACGGTCTCCTGTCCAGAGGTGAACTTACTCGTGACCAAATTAAGACCCTTATTAACTATCACAAGGAATGGTTGAAATGAGTTGGGGCAGTCCAGTAGAGGTTGAGCGTCATCGTCGTATTAAATTATCGGTTGCTGCTTATGCTTATGAGGTGCACAGCGACAGTATCATGAGCGATGGCGATTTTGATAAACTGGCGCTACAAATTGACAAGAATGTATCCACTGATAACGAGGTAATGGATGCGTTCTTCAAGAAAGAATTTGAACCTGATACAGGACAGTGGATACACAAACATCCTGACCTTGTTGGTATTGAACGCATTTATAATAAGATAAAGAAAGTTAAGAAAAGATGAACAAGATTATAATTTGCGACATTGATGGCACGATTGCCAACACTGAACATCGCAAGCATTGGGTTGCAAGCAAGCCAAAGAACTGGGCTGCTTGGAACGCTGGTATGGCTAATGATACGGTGCATGCGGATATTGTTGAACTGTTGAGTATGTTCTTTGCTCGTGGAGACCGTATCATCTTGTGCAGTGGGCGTGGTGAGGAAACACGGAAAGTTACTGAAACATGGTTGCATCAGCATGGTATTGACTTCAATGCGTTATACATGCGAGCGGAAAAAGATTACAGGAAGGATAGCATCGTCAAGGTAGAATTGCTTGAACAAATCCGTAAGGATTGGGGACCACCGTTTTTATGGTTCGACGATAGAGAGCAAGTGGTGCAGGCGATCAGAGCAGAAGGCGTTCGTGTTCTACAAGTTGCTGACGGTAAATTTTGATTTACATTTATCGCCATGCCATCTAACAATATTTGATTTTATTGTTAGTATGCCACAATGTTCGCAATAAAATTTCGGCTGATTGTATGTTTTTCCTGTATGGGATTTAGATATTTTCAGCCGAACTTCATCTGTATGTGTTTTGCCATAAAATGGATTATTTTTTCCTGTTCTTTTTTCAGATAAATTTTTCTTAAACTTTTCGGTTCTTTTACAACCCATATTTCCTAATCTTGTTTTTTCTATACTTTCTTTTGTTCTTTTATGACCCATCAAAGTTTTTGATATCTTTTCTTTTGAATTTTGAGAAAAAATTCGACCACTTGTTCCATCACCGCCGTCAGTCATATTTCTTAAAATTCCAGTTCCTAAATCAAGACGACCATACCAAGCAATCATACGACGCTCGATTGCTAACGCACCAATTTCTGTTAAATTGTGTTCAAGTATCATAATTTTATTTTTATTTTTTGGAACTTTTATGTTATGGTTTTTAGACCATGCTCTATCGGCTTTGCCTTTACCAATATAATATGGAGTGTTGTTTGATGCTCTTATATAAGCATATACATAATATCCACTTGGTGGATTCGTTGGTGTAAATACCATTGCTGTTGTCCTTCACGACGATAGAGTAGGCAGGATTGCAGTCCGTGGCCTACACTATTATTTATCACTGTGAATTCATTATATAATCTTTCTACTTGACAACCCCGTATTATATGCTATTATGATGTATAAGTTGATGGAGATTTCTAATGCTAGGATTTGTTGCAATTATGGTGTGGATTTGGGTTACGCGGTGGCCAGAGGATGTTGGTGGAACTATTGCCAAAATTCGTAAAGGATATGACAAGGTCATGAGTAAGGAATAATGATATGCTAAGCGCCATCATTTACTCATTCTATGCCTTGATCATACTTGGATTATGGGGCGTAATTGCTTGGCGAAATTGGGGGCGGCGCAAGGTAATATCGCATTTTGCTCGTGATTTTGCTCGTGATGTCGCCAAGAAAATTTCGCCTTCACGAGGAAATACATCACGCAATCTTTGCTGCAATGGCGGTTATCATGGCCCAATGTGTATGAAGTGGCAAACTCTTTATGAAACTTGGTTTACAAGTGAATTAAAAAATTGCAAAGATTCTAATGAAGTATATGACAGATTATTTAAAAAATATGCTAGACCGCTTGAAAAATGGTTGCAGGAAAATATGGTAGGACACTATGCTTATTGGGCAAATAATGATGGTGTATATTTGCTCTTGACAGATGAGCAGGATATGGTATTCTATTATATGAGATTTGGTGATGCGATGCCAACGGCAAGCGATTTGAAGAGTTTAGGAGTTTGACATGACGAAGTGTTATATGTTAGTAGGCGTACCAGGTGCGGGCAAGTCAACTTGGGTTGCTAACCAGAAGTTTGAAGATGCTATCATTGCATCTAGCGATGCGTATATTGATACGGTAGCAGCAAAGGCTGGCAAGACCTATAACGAGATTTTTAGTCAGGCAATTGGCTATGCACAGAAGTTCTGTGACTCTCAGGTACAGACTGCTATTAATCTGGACAAGACGCTTATCTGGGATCAGACTAACACCACTGCCAAGGGTCGTAAGATCAAGTTGGGACGGTTGCCAAAGGAATGGGTAAAGGTATGTGTATTCTTTCCTACTCCTGATGCGGCCGAATTGCAACGCCGTCTTGATTCTCGTGTAGGCAAGAGCATCCCAAAGGATGTTATGGCAAGCATGATTCAACATCTTGAAATGCCTCAACTTTCTGAGGGATTTGATGAAATAATAATGCTTGACAATCCCTAAAAACATGTTATATTGAGAATATAAGCAATGGAGATTTCGCATGTTTCTCACGATTTCTGGCAAGCCATCTAAGGTTTCAACCAAGACTGTCAAGGCAGCTATGGGGTTTTATGCCGATTATCTTATGAAGAACCATGCGAAGGTTGATGTCTATCTTGACTTTGAGAAAGGTTATCTTAAAAGTCAGGGCAACCAAGCCGATTGCTGCAATGATGATGGTAAACAGTTTACCGTCACTGTTGATGCTGACATGGGCGAGCGAGCGGTGTTGATGGCGCTCGCCCATGAGATGGTACATGTTAAGCAGCATTGCCAAGATAAATTTGGTTTCAATGAGCGCAAGCGCATGTATCGTTTTGGTGGTGAATATTATCCAGAAGATATGAACTATTGGGATTGTCCTTGGGAGATTGAAGCCTTTGGTCGTGAACTTGGTTTGTATGTAATGTTCAAACAATCGCAAAAGAAAGCAAAATAAAATGGCACGAACACATTACACAGAAGTAGAAGTAGAATATGATATCAGTGATTTTGATGATGATGAACTCATTGAAGAGATAGAATCACGCAATCTCAATTTTAAACCAGAAAAAGATGACCCGCTCGTTTATGAATTGTTTTTGGCTCGTGTTGAAGGAAATACGGAAGGGTTTGAGAAAGCGTTAAAGAAACTTTTTATTGACAGATTAAATAAAACAGTATAAGTTGTAATAGTAAAGCCCTCGTGACGGCTTTGTATAAATACCATATGTTCACAGTTTATAAAATTACCAATGTGTTAAATGGAAAGACTTACATAGGCGTTCACAAAACAGATAACCCAAATGATTCTTATATGGGAAGCGGTAGAGCCATTAAAAATGCTATTGCGAAACATGGTAGGGAAAATTTTACTAAAGAAGTATTATTTGAATATGAAAATGCCAATGATGCTTATGAAAAAGAAAAAGAATTAACTATTGACTTTTACCTAGAAGAAAACTATAATATGAAACAAGGTGGAGTTGGTGGATTTACTAAAGAAAATTCTCGCAAAGGTATTCTTGCGATAATAGAGAAATTTGGAAATGAAGCATCTAAAAAGGCTGGCAGATCGTCATACGCACAGAAAAAAGGAGTTCATTCTTTATCTTCCAAAGAACATAGTGAACATGGAAGAAAAGGTGGTTTAGCATTAAAAAATAAACCAAAGAGTGAAGAGCACAAACAAGCGTTGCGAGATGCTTGGCAGAGAAAAAAAAATAATGGGCGTGTCGTATAAGGGTCAGTACCTGCTCCTCATAAGAGCACCAGTGTCCGTTCGAGTCGGGCCACGCCTACCAAAACCAAACATTTTAAAGGACAATAGATGACAGCATATATTGAGTTTAATAACGACGTTCAGCCAAGCATTGATATGCTGCGTGATATGCTGCGTGAAAGCGTATGCGAAGTAACCTTTACTAAGGTCAACGGTGATCTACGCACAATGCCTTGTACTCTCAATCCCCTTATGTTACCACCTGCCCTTGTAGTAGAAGGTGAAGAAAAGAAGGAACGCAAGGTTAGCGATACTTCACTCGCAGTTTTTGTTACTGATATTGGTGAATGGCGTTCTTTTAGGCTTGACAGCATACATAGTATTAGTGTAAAGTAAAGAATAATGCGCACGTGAACCAATTGGCAGAGTTATGGCACTTAAAATGCCAGTGTTGTGGGTTCGAATCCCACCGTGCGCACCAAACTTAAAAAGTAATCATGACTGAAAATTATAAAATTGATATTACACTGCCATCTGCTCATGCCGCATTTGCAGCACAGTTTTGGATTGATCAGATGGTTATTTGGTGCTTGGAAAACGGCATTGATTATACTGTAAATCAATGGCCTTATGCTAATGAGCAGCATGGGTGGACAAGTCAATGGATATTCACGAATAGTGAAGATGCTGTGCTATTTGGATTGCGTTGGAAATACAATGATTGGGGATTAGCCCATCATCCAGTTTAATCTTCAATATGTGAAAGATTAGTTGGAATAGCAGGATCATCTTCACCAGTGCGTAACACACGATTGGTTAGCAATTCAACCCACATCTTGTTATCCTTTGCGCCATTAAGTTTCCAGAAGTTAAACTTAATATTGCTTTGAATAGGACGCACAAACATTGTTAGGTCTTTTGGCACTAGCATAAGTTGTGCAGTGGTGCGCATCATCTTCTTTTCATCTGCCAAGCGCATAGCGTTCAATTGCCAATTATCCACATACTTCTTGGTTAATAAATCAATTAACTGAGCAGGAGTTTTGGCAGTATCAACAACATGTTGAGCAATTAGCAAACGACTGCGACTAGAAATAGCACTCATGCTTTCGTTATCATCTGCTCCATATTGATAGCCAGCCCACTTTAACCATACACCATGATTAGTTCTGGCAACAGTTTCGTTGTGTTCAATCTTTTCAATCTTATACTTGTAATCTTTATCTTCATAGCCACCTGGTGCCCATGAACCTTCAAGTAGATAGCATTCTTCTTGGTTGAATATAAGTGTGCAACCAGGCAGTTTCTGCTTAATCAGACTCATTGCTACTGCTTTGATATCAGTAAGTTTAAGTGCTTTCTTAATTTTCACGCCATCTTTACTTGGTGTCTTGGTGCGAACAGTGATTTCTTTTTCATCATCTAGCACCATAAGTGAAGCACTTAACACGCATACACCACTATCATTCATGCCTTCAACATATTTTGTTATGTCATCGTGAAAATATAAAATTTCTGTATTAGCGGTTTTTTTCTTAACAAAACTTAAATCAGGCACATAGTTACGGTCACGGTTTTTAACCCCAACCCAACCAGTTCCTTCAAAATATTTGGCGACAATTACACACATGTAGTTATTTAGGTGTCATAATCGGAATGGTAAATAGTAGTATAAAAAACAAAAGGAGCCGTAAAATGGCAAGTTTAGACCAACTTAAAGAAATTTTCCCACAAGCTAAAGAAGAAAACCTTGAAAAGTTTAGCGATGCACTTAATGAAGCAATGAATGAATTTGAAGTAAATTCTCTTGCTCGTGAAGCAATGTTTCTTGCTCAGGTAGGACACGAAAGCGGCATGTTCAGTGCTGTTAGTGAGAACCTTAACTATAAAGCTGAAACTCTTTCTAAGGTATTTCCAAAGTATTTTAAGGATGTAAATCCAGAAGACTTTGCAAAGCAGCCAGAGAAGATTGCTAACCGTGTTTATGCATCACGCATGGGCAATGGCGACGAAGCAAGCGGCGACGGTTATCGTTTTCGTGGTCGCGGACTTGTTCAGTTGACTGGCAAAAGCAACTATGAAGCATGTGGACAAGCACTTAACAAAGACCTTGTTAGTGACAGTGATTATCTTGCAACCCCAGAAGGCGCTGCTCGCAGTGCTGGTTGGTTCTGGCAACAAAATGGTTGCAACGAAGTAGCTGACAGCGGTGATATTGAACGCTGCACTAAGATCATCAATGGCGGCACAATTGGTCTTGAAGAACGCACCGCACATTGGGAAAAAGCCAAGTCTGTATTGGGGGCTTAATGCCATTACTAATCGCAGGTGGCGATAGTTTTACTTGGGGCAGTGAACTAGGCGATGAAACATTAACATCGCCTAGTCAATTTACATGGTCTGCTTTATTAGCTAAACAACTAAACTATGAATATCTTTGTGTTGCAAAACCAGGATGCGCTAATAATTCAATCGCTCGTCGTGTTATAGATGCTATTAATCAAAATCAAAATAAAGAATTATATGTAGCAGTTATGTGGACATATACTCATCGCAGTGAAATAAGATTGCGCAATATGCATCCTTATAATACTATCGTGCATGACAAATCATTAGAAGCACAGTTTGGTATAGATGATTATTATATCAATTTTAATGCATGGCATGGATTATCATTAGAAGAAAAACTTTCATTTTTTCCAAATGGCATAGATGATAACCAACATAAATTTTTCAGTGATCAACATGATAAACTAACTGAAATTGGAATAACAAGTGCTGCGGATCAATATTATAAAATAACAGGCGATTCAATAAGTCATCATATTAATACTGCCAAAGAAATATTATTGTTGCAGTTATTGTTAGAAAGTAAAAATATTCCATATTTCTTTTGTTGTGCCACGCATGAATTATATGATAAACAACCGCCCGAAGTTTTATCTAATGGGATATGGCAAAATATTAATTGGAATAATTGGCATAAAGATAATGGATTTCATACTTGGGCAAAAGATTATCCTCAATGCGGAAATCATCCTGTTCAAGAGGCGCATAGTGATTGGTTAGATTTAATATATCCAAAGGTCACCGAATGTTTTCAAAAATAATTTGTAGTGGCGATAGTTTTACAAGTGGATATGGTCTAGATAATCCGCAACTTGCTTGGCCATATGTGTTAGGTAAAAAGTTAAATTTGCCTACGATTAATCTTGGTAGTGAAGGTATGGGCAATGAATATATTATTAATTCTATTATGGACTGTGATTTAACCAATAGTCTTGTAATTTGCGGATTAACACGCCATAGTCGTATAGAATTTATGGATGTAAAAACTAACAAACGATTTACAACTATTCTAAATCGCCGTGGGCAAAGTAAATTTGAAAATATGTTTTGGCAAGATTTTTATGACGATAATTATTATCTTGAACGTAATATAAAACAAATCAAAATGTTTATGGCGTGGTTAGATTTACAAAGCATAGAATATTTTTTATTTGATGCATTGCCATTAAATTATTATAATAGTATAAAAAATAATCGGTATCTTTGGAATGGGTTGCAAAATATGTGTGATATAATTTATCCTAATCAATTTCCAGATGGGCATCCAGATGAAGTTGGACACAAATTAATGGCTGAAACTTTATATAAAATAATTCTTGACAAAAGTGAATAAACTAAGTATATTAAGAGAATAAGAAATGGGCGATTAACTCAGTTGGTAGAGTGTTTGCTTTACACGCAAAATGTCGGCGGTTCGAGACCGTCATCGCCTACCATCTACAAGTTGAGTCAACTTCTGCATAAATATAAATAATGTAGGAGACTATGATGAACGTAAACGAAAAAGGTAATATAGGACTAATTGAAGTTATAAGAGACTTAACTAAAAAAGGTTATGAGTGTTTTACTCCATTACACGATTATAGTGCGGTTGATTTAATTGTTATGGATAAAAACTATAATGTTAAAAAATTACAAGTTAAATATAGACAAGTTGATAGTAGAATAAATTCTGTTGAAATACCATTTAGCACTGTTGTTAATGGTAAAAAAATTCCAATTGATTTATCTGCAATTGATGGATGGGCTGTTTATATACCAGATGTAGATTCTATTTGTTATTTTAATAAAGAACAAATTAGAAATGTAAAGACTTTTAGAATTAGAAAAGAAGTAGGCAAGAATACAATAAATGTTGACAAATCAAGAGCACCGTTGTATAGTGAATTACTAGATGAGTCAATCATATGGTGAGGTGGCCGAGAGGCTTAAGGCTAGCGTTTGCTAAATGCTCGTAGGGGAAACTCTACCGTGGGTTCGAATCCCACCCTCTCCGCCATTATTTTTTAGGTGTTATATGAAAGTATTATTTCTCGTTGAAACACCAGAATGTGTAAAAATCTTGGAAGAAATTCCAGAGATTAAAATCATACGAGAAAGTGAACTCATTGAAGATACCCCGTGGAAACACGGGTTATCTCAGGTTGGATATACAAACTATGTTATCAGCCGTGCTTCAAATCTAAGCAAGATTTATAGATTTAGCAAGCCACTTGCATTTGTGTTAGATCAACGTCATCATAATGCTGTTGATAAAATTACGCACGATATGAGTATTCGTGTTATAAATGATGTCATTGCCAAACGTTTACATGATAGCGTGTTATATAAGTGTGATAAAACATATTATGCAAATGAGTTGACGTTGCAAGAATTGCATGATATATTTGGTTTGTAACGGTCTCGTAGCTTAACTGTATAGAGCAAGTGGCTTCTACCCACTAGGTTGCAGGTTAGAGTCCTGCCGAGATCGCCAATCATCCTCGCTTTGGAAAATAATCTTGCATAGTTCCTTCGCGATCTAAATCTAGCGTAGAACAATGAATACCGCCATCCCAGAAATAACGATGTCTTAAATTTAATATATGCGGAGTTATTCCATATCGCTCAAATGCATCAAACACTGTTTTGTTATATCCATTGCAAATAACATTCTTTTCATCAATCATTAGCATGTTTACATCAAATACACTTTCTTCAACATATCCAACCCAATCACGCAACCAAGTTTCTACAAACTCGATTAATTCATCATCATTCTCATGATCTTTAATCCACCATGCGCCATTGTTTTTAGCTTTTAGTTGTGACCATGATTCTGTTTTGCCCCATCCTTCGCCAGTGATATTGACTACTTCCCAATCGGGAAATTCTTTATCATATGAAATTTCATCTGCATGAACAGTGCTAACAATTAAGCCAGGTACAACTGGCATATAAACTCCATCAGTGTGTCCATGAGTAGGAACTTCATGGCATCTATAATCACTAAAATATTTTTTCTGTAATTTCTTTAATCCAACTTTTAATAGCGGATTACCACCTATTCCAAAATATAAATCTTTGCCGCAACGAGTTATGCCATTTGCTGGAATAACTTTTAATAATTCATCCCATGAATTTTCAATTACAATGTTGTTAGCATTAACCACATCATCTTTTATAGGTTTCCACCAATCTAATTTTTTAGTTTCATCTAGCACTTGATGTTGATTGGCAAGTGTTTTTGAATGGCGTTGCCCACTTGCTTTTGAATATATTATATCATAAGGAAATAATAAAAAAGTATTGCCAATCATAATCATTTGATCGCGTGGTATCATACTGATTGGCGCAGGAATACGCTCACCGCTATTAATATGTTCGATAGCATTTGTTTGAGGAACAAATGGTCTAATAGTTTTTACATTAAATTTCTGTAATAACTTATCTAAGCTATCTAAATCTTCTTCGGTTTCAATGGCAATCTTTTCAAATAAATTACGCAGCTTTGGATTCTTAATAAAGCTATAAAATTGCGGTGGATAACTTTTGCCAACTACACAAGTTTTAAGTCGATCCCAATGTTGGTAAACGCTATACAATTACCATCTCCATCCAACAACAGAATCTAAATCCTGTTGTGTCCAATGTTTATAATATCCACGCTTGGCTAACATCTCGCTTGCCTTGCGTAATTTCTCTGCTCGTTGAACGATAACGATTGCATATTTGTGATTGTTAAAACGCAGGCCAGCAATGGTTTCTGAAATCTGTGGATGATCTTCTAGCGCAAGCAATCCACTATGACGATAGAACATCATGTTTACATATTCAACGCTGTCACTAAAATTTTCTGCATTAATATCGTTTGGATAGATTAACACAACGCCTTCATATTCGCTATCCCATTGCGCATTGAGCATAAGCATATCTTGCACTATGCTATCGCTACCAACAACAAAACGAATTTTATTATTAATCAATGCAGCTTTGGCAAATGGACATGGCGCAATATCATTTAAATTCTTTTGTGGAACATCAAGGAAGTTGATAATCCAATCACTTAAATCTTGCTTTGCGGTATCTAAATCTATATAATTATTCATATGAAGATTACTTATAGCCACTATTATGGTGCTCAAGAAAAACATAATCTGCAATTATATCATGCTAATCTACAATGCGAACCGCATGAAGAGCGTGAAGCATTGGAGAATGGTTGGCTATGGTATAATGGTGGATGGTATCAATCACGCAGCACTCGCATTGTTTTAAAAGATTGGAAGTATTATCAAACAGTTTACAATTATGATGTTCGGTTTGTAGATACGCCAAGTGAAGAATATAAAAAAGTGTGGGAAAGATATCTTTATGATAAAAAATTTGAACCACTATATGATCCGTTTGTTGCGAGTGATCGCGATGCATGGATGGAATATTATTGGCGTGGTTGCACATTTCCAGATGCTCTGCGTGGATTTACCAAGTTTGTAAAATATAATGGCGGATTAGAAAGTCAGTTCAATGCATATGTAATACATGTCCAATGGGAATTTGGCGCAGAGATGCTGAATCATGAAGTTCAATATGCGCAATCACTTGGCTTGGAACATCTTTATATTGGTAGTGGTTATGAAAAAAGTTCAATCTATAAAGCACATTTAAATGGATTTGAATGGTGGAATGGTGTAGAGTGGAAGGGTGATAAGAATGAGTATATTGAATTGTGCAAGCGAGATAGCACCATAACATCACTTGCAGACTTAAGCAATATAGCCAATAAATAACTGAGCATGAAAATGAATGAAATTATCCTAGAAGCAGGCGGTCAGCCAATTTATTATTTTGCATATGGTATGCTAACCGATCCTGGCATTATGCAAGATGCTAAGTTCATTGGTCGTGGACAACTACAAAATTATAAGTTTGAATTTTATAAGTTTGCTGATGTTGTAGAAACTGCTGGATCGCATGTGGATGGTGTCCTATGGGAACTTCCAGATGAACAAATGCTGCGCTATCTTGACCATATTGAAAGCTATCCAAACATGTATGGTAGGAAAATTGTCCCAATATATGTGGACGGTCAAAAGTATGAGGCATGGGTATATTATATGACCCCATCTACCCGTCAATGGTCGGCGCGAGACCGTATGCCATCGCAATCGTATGTTACCACCATCATAAATGGCTATAAACATGCTGGAATTACCTCAAATCAGGTAAATGACGCCTACCAAGAGTTGGCAGATTATTAAAAATAGTGCTTGACATCCTCTAAATCTGTGTTATATTAAATTATAAACAGGAGTAGGACCAATGCGCTACGAATTTCCCCGTATCACCCACCTTGATCAGGTTCGTCCTGCTATTGCGGGTCGTGATGAATTTGCAATCAATGATCGTGGAGAATACATGGTAGTCAATTACCATGTAAATCTTGCAGATACTTTTCCGCCAGTAGAAACGGTCAATGATGCCATCCGCAGAGAATGTAGGGGGATGATATTTTGCAGCACTACTGGTAAGATACTACGCCGCCCGTTTCATAAATTTTTTAATATTCAAGAAAAAGATGAAACGCAACTTCATAAACTTGACTTTACTTTGCCACACACTGTTTATACTAAACTTGATGGTAGCATGGTTTCGCCATTTGAAGTTGGATACGGCTCTGGTAATATTCGGTTTGGAACAAAGGCAGGAATAACAGAAGTATCCATGCAAGCCGAAGAGTTTGTGGCTCGCAACCCAAAGTATATGGAATTTTCTCGTTGGTGTATTGCCAACGGAATTACTCCTATGTTTGAATGGACAAGTCGCCAACAAAGAATAGTTATTGATTATCCAACAGATAACTTAACTTTGCTTGCTGCCCGTTATATGGAAACTGGTGAGTTTATAGATATTGTTGATGTATAATCCTCGCAAACCATTGACTCTTCCTCTACTAAATCCATTTGGTATAGGGAGAGTTTTATCCAACATTAAATCTATTTCGCCGTTTGTAATCCAAATTTTTGATTTTCGCTTAACTCTAATAAGTTCTTTTGTATCATCCGTATGTTTTTTATTTTTGAAATGATTTTTTTCGCCTGTTTGCGCAGAAACCATTCTTTGTTTAGTTTCTGCCGTATGTTTTTTATCTAACATGCCTCTTGGATGATTAATTTTGGTATTATGTATTTTTCCTGGTTGTTTTGACCAATGGTTTGTTCCTGTTTGATTTGCCGCTGCTAATTTTCTTATATTTTCATATAATCTTGAACAAGGTTTATATCTATCTTTCCCAAATGACATTCGCCATAATGCAAATATCATTTTTTTCTGAACATTAATTTCAACCATTTTTGGTAATAATAAATGGCATATAAAATGTTCTTTTGCGGTAAGTTTTACAAGATTATCTTTGCTATTATCACCGCCTAAACTTTTTGGTATAATATGATGTTTTTCTGTATAAACATCAGGTGATAAAGTTCTTGATTTTGCGTAATTTATAATATTATAATACCAAGCGGTATATTTGTTTCGTAAATACATTTGCTGTTGCCCTCCCAGGCGATAGAGTAGGCAGGAGTGCGAATCCGTGGCCTACACTATTATTTATGCTTGACATCCATACTATTTGTGTTATTATGATTGTAATAGGAGAGATGAAATGCAGGTACAATTAGCAGAACAAATTAAATTATTTGACATTCCAGTCGTGGATGTGCATGAACCTGTAAAGAATCCACAGGCGTTCATGGACTATGTGCGTGATTTGCAAGGGGTTGAAGGTTTTGTAATTGCATGGAATGATGGGTATCGTGTAAAGATTAAAGCCGAAGAGTATCTGCGTATTCACAAGACCAAGGATGCTATCTCGTTAGAGAAGAACATTATCTCTTTGTTAGTAAATGAACAAATGGACGATGTAAAGGCATTTATGCTTCCAGACGACCGCAAGCGGGTGGAAGAGTTTGAGACTGATTTCTTTATCGGGTTGAACCAAGTAGTCCAGTCATATGACCGCTACTTTGATACTGTAATCGCTCACGGACTTGACCGCAAGCGTTTTGCTTTGGAATGGCTTCCTACAATTAAAGGTCAGGATGCTTTTGCTGGCAACATTGTTTTCGGCAAATTTGATCATCGTGATACGAGAACTATGGTATTAGATATCATCAAGCGTAGCACTGGAACCCAAACTAAAATTGACGAAGTTCGTCATCTTTGGGGTTCACATCGTTGGACTTATCACTTTGAGGGCGATGCCTAATGTTAGTCATCACAATTCCAGATTGGGTTGTCGCAACTGATGCAATCATGGTTGTATGCTACGGTGTATGTGCCATGATTGCAGTAGGATTTGATATTCATAGGAATAACTGGCGTAGCAAATTAAAAGACTGCAAATCGTGGGCGCTTGCCAAATATGTCAATTACAGGTATAAACATCAGGCTAATGTTACAATTGTTGAAGGTGCTCATGTATCTACTATTAAAGAATTATATCTTGAAATACGACAATGGGTTGCAGAAAACATTGACAATCCTGAAAAAACATCATGGTCAGAAGCCAACGATATTGTAGCAAATAATATTACACTTATAAGTTTAGAGCCAACGGTGTTTGTTTTCAAGTTCAAGCGAGCAGAAGATTTAACACACTTTGTAATGAGGTGGGGATGATAAGAGATAATTTGCAATGGTATCAATGGCAGTATAATGGTATCGCTTCGTTCCAAGAGATACTAAAATGGTGCACGGATACCTTACCAAAAAATTCATTTGGTTATCGTGGTTGGGAAACCATTGATTTCTTTGATAAGTCAGCGTATGTATTATTTTTAATGAGGTGGGTAGAATGATAGGATTTCATTTACGGATAGGCAATCCATTTGCCAAGTCTTGGGTATCAACTCGTAATGTTTTTTTACGAAATTACCGCATTACCAAACATAAAAATTTTGAAATACAAGTTTCATTTTGGAGCGGTTTGGATGAGTTTTTTAGTATCAATCTTGACACTTGGTGGTTTGGTCGTGATCATGCTGGTCCACAATTTGACTTGACAATTCTGTGGTTCTATGTTAGTATTAAATTATATGATGATCGTCATTGGGACGATGAGTATGAGTGTTGGGAAAATTGGGATGATGAACGAGCGAATTAAAGAACTCGCACTTGATGCGGGACTATTGAACTATGTAGATCATGAAACACCAAGGCATTACTTCATTAATGGCAATGCCGAACAAGAAGATGTTGAGAAGTTTGCGCAGTTGATTGTGCGTGAATGTATGGAATGGTGTGATGCGCATGCTACGATTGATGGCACTGCTCAACAGATTCGTGATGATATAAAGAAACACTTTGGAGTTGAATGATGGAAGCAGAAATTGCAGCAATCCGTGAACAGATTGCCAAGTTAGAAAAGTATCGTGATTTGGTATGGTTCATTGCCAATGACTCGTATGAATTGAGTTATGAAAAGGCACAACAGCAGCGTGATGATTGGCGCAAACGCTGTCAGCGGTTGTTGAAAGAAGTAGAGACTTACTGATGGGGTTAGATACCTTCACAGTTAAAACATATCATATTACGCTTACCTGTGATGCATGCAATCATACGGAAGAACACGCACACGAGGAAAACGATAAAGATAATTTGGCTGATAATATTGACAATCGCAGTTTGAAACGTAAAGAACAGTTGCGTGGTTGGAACTATTCTTATTACAAGATAGAACCGCTATGGGATGGGTTTGCAAGATTTGAAAGTCCAGAGATACAAGAAATGACACGCACTCTGTTGTGTCCAAAATGCAGTGAGGAGAATATAAATGTTTGAAGCAGAATATAAATGGTATTTTATTATGATGGCGGTTGTTATGTCTGCTATTATGGTTGGTGCAGGTGTTGATAGTTGGCAGAAGAGCAGTTGTAAAGTAGAATATGCCAAGACCACACGCACAGTTGCAGAAATCAACGAGATTTGCAAATGATCACTGCTGAAAAATCCGATACCGTAAGTGTCGGTCCCCACGATCCACAGTTTAGGTTTATTGATGGTTTGCGTCTTGTGCCTCGTGCTGAAATTAGAATAAGCGATCCTCACGGAGAAATTCCTGATATTGAACTTGCGATAATCAAAGATTCGATTAGATTAGGTTATGTTAAAGCCTATGCTAATATGACCAGTGAAGAATATGTGTTAGCAACAATGAGAAATGGACAATGAAATGAATGTAGAATTAGAAGATATCTGTGAAGAATTTAAAGAATTTTTAAAACATTCTTTTGCAAACGTGAGATCATCTCATAGGACGCATAAGATGCACCATGCTATTATTCGTCAACTTATTCATTCATACCCAGAATATGAAAAATATGATTGGGTTCATGAATGGCGTCTACCAAAAGATGGTTTTGGTGGAACATTTGATATTGATGTTGTTGGATTTAAAGATTCTGTTCCAAAAGTTTTTATTCTTGCAAAAAGTATTAATTCATCTTATGCAAAAAATTCTAAGAATTATGCCAATACGAGCATTGGTGAAATGCATAGAATTATGGATTCTGATATTATTAATCCAGAACAAGTTTTCTTTATAAACATCTATCCTAGAATTTTGCCGACGTTTAATAATCAAGGCATTGTTACTGGTTATGATAATGTAGCAAAAAGCAAAGAAAAAACTAATATTAAACCAATCATGGAATCATATTATCCAAATAAAGTCTTTGAAATTAATATTTACTATGACATAAAAAATATATATGATTATAAAACATCCGCAGAGTTTGCAGAAATCATACCAGAAAATATCAATGGATTTAAAATTGAAAATAGAAACTAATGTTACATATTTGGGAAATTGTTTAGATATTATGAAAACATTTCCCGAACAAAGCATTGATATGGTATTTTGTGATCTGCCATATGGCACTACACAAAATCAATGGGATGTATTAATTCCATTTGATGAATTATGGGCATGTTATAATCGCATTGTAAAACAAAATGGTGCTATTGTTCTTACTGCACAAGCACCGTTTGATAAAATGTTAGCAATGTCTAATCTTAACTTGTTTAGGTATGAGTGGATTTGGGAAAAGAATAAAGCAACAGGACACTTAAACTCCAAAAAGATGCCGATGAAGGCACATGAGCATGTGTTGATTTTTTATAAGAATTTGCCAACCTATAATCCACAAATGACCGATGGTCATAAGCCAATGAACTCTGTAACTCCAAAAAGCAATATACCAAAACCAGAAGTTAAAAGAAATTATAACCATGTTGCAACTCATAGCGGCAATCCTGGTGGTTCAACTGTTCGCTATCCACGTGATGTGTTACAGTTTCCAGTAATTAATAATGATGATCCTAACAAATTTCATCCTACTCAAAAACCAACCGCTCTTATTGAATATTTTATTAAAACTTATACAAATGAAAATGACATAGTTCTTGATAACTGTATGGGCAGTGGTTCAACCTGCATTGCTGCTGAGAAATTAAACAGAAAATACATTGGAATTGAAATGATGCAAGAATATTATAATCTTGCCAATGCTTGGATTTTAAAAGAAAGAAATTTGAAGAATTTAGCAAATCCAATGGATTTATTTGAAGGACTCACCGATGAACAGCAATTATGATATACTTAAAACTATTGTGGTAATCGCTCTCATTGCTGGCGGTGCTTATTCTTCTGGCGTTAGTCATAATGGCGATTGGGTTGGGTTTTTAGTATTAGCATGGTGGATTTGGTAATGGATAAAATAGCGATTGAAGAAATCTTGACTGATTGGAAATATATTTCACTGGCAGAATATGCTCGTCACATTAATCTTGCACAGGTTGGCATTGATGCTGCACTTGTCACGAGTAAGAGTGAGTTTAACCGCTTAATTGAAAGTGGTGGCATACGGCTAAACGGCACAAAGGTAAATGACCCCAATGCTTACATCTTCTTTCCGCCAAATAAAGACTTGACAGATATTAACAGCAGTGTTATTATGAGTATAGATCGTAAAAGAGCAGAGGCAGTAGGCATATGACCAAAATTGTATATAATGCGTGTCACGGTGGATTTGGATTGAGCCATGAGGCTACCATGCGGTATGGCGAACTTGCCAATCTTAACATTCTGTATGTTGAGGGCGATCATAGATGGGATAGTCACTATTATAAGGATGGCATTGAAGACGATGACCATTATTTTTCTAGTCGTGATATTGAACGCACTGATCCGCTACTTGTGCAGGTTGTAGAAGAATTAGGCGAGGCGGCAAACGGTGAATTTGCTCGCTTGGCTATCCGTGAATTGGAACCTGGTACGCAGTATCGTATTGATGAATATGATGGGCTTGAAAGCGTGATGACCATTGATGATTATGATTGGAGCGTGGCATAATGCTGCGTTGGGCAAAAGAATTATGTGAGCGTGATGCGCCGCCGCTATTGTGGCCGCTTGGCACCATAATTATTTGTGCGTTCACCAATTTATTTTTCTTGCTTTTATATGCAATCAGTGTTATGCTGTTTACATATGTAATGGGATTGTTGGCTGGCGCTGTTGTAATGTATATGGGTTTGCACCTTTTTGATAGAAAGAAAGAAGATGAAAAAGTATTTTAAGTGGTGGTCTTGGTGGGCTTTTTATATGTTGTGTTGTGCCTCAATCTTTGGGCTAACAATTTATCAGGCATCATTGCCATATGAAGCAAAGGATGATAGCGATGGTCCGCATGAGAACAGCCACATGGATGTTTATACTGACCACTTAACAGGCTGTCAGTATCTGTATCGCTACTCGCTCACTCCTCGTATGGGCGCAGATGGAAAACAAATTTGTAAGAAAGTAAACTAAAATGAAAAAGATTTTACTAGCAGCATCGCTGCTGTTTGCTACACCAGTATTGGCAGATAATCCTGCTACTCTTACCTGTTATTTTCAAAGTGGTGAACACTTTACTGTTGTGGGCAGTGGCGGAACAACTATGATCCAGTGGGAAAATAAAGGTTTCCGCAGTGCTATTTCAAATTTTGAAAACCCTTGGCTAGTCATCGTTGAAGTTGCCGATAATGGTAATCGATTTAAGATGATGATGAACGTTAAAACAAAAGAAGCATTTGGCGAAACACAATTTACAGATGGGCACAAGAGCGGCGGGCCACTTTGGTGTGCGTTTCAGTGATTAACAAAGGAGAAAACAAATGGCGGCTAAGATTAATTTTAAATTAACGAAGGTAAACGAAGCATTTACTATCAATATGTATGACAATGGTTATATGATTGAAGTTAGTGGTCGTGATCATGAAGATGAATGGAAGACCGCAAAGATCATTGTTAGTTCAGTTGATGAACTTATTGAATTGGTTAAAGAAGCGACTCAACTTCCTCGTAATGACTAAAAGAAAAGCTAAATCTAGTGGCGTTCACTTATTTCCTGCGGAAATCACTCGCATAAAAGAGTGGTTAGACAGCGATTTAATGATGCTCGCCACTAGTGTAAAGATCGTTGTTTCAAGTGGCAATGGTATTGGACAGCATGTTGATGCTATTGCGCTTGATGAAAAGAACGAAGAAATAGCAAGAATTGATGTAACTGATTATGAGGCTTGGTGATGAATAAGAAAAAGTTTCCTACATTAAAGTTCAGTTGGACACAGCCACTTACTCACAATGATGGGTATGCGTGGATGGATGAACTTGATGAAAGCGACATGATGATGATTTATCTTGATATGCTTGAATTTGAAGTTGAGAATGGCAAGGTAGATGATGCGGTTGCCATGCTAGATAAAATTGGCATCAAATGTTAAGTGATAAATAAGAATGTAGGGCGATTATGATTAGCACCTATAACTAGCGTAGAAAATAAACAGTAGTAAAAACTAACTTTGAAAACTAACTTAAGAAAATAACTAGCTTATAAATTAAAAATAATAAATGTAAAAATAACTAGCATGATAGTAGAGTAAAAGAAAACTAAACAATAATAATATAAATGAAATATAAATCGGGCACCAGAGATTTATTTCTCTGGTGCTTTTTTATTGCCTAAATATCCTTACCTAACCAAGGAAACTTCAATGAAAAAGATTTTACTAGTACTACTCGCACTTATGGTTCCAACTCTTGCTTATGCTTGGAATCAGCGTCCAAATCAGCCAGATGCTGTCTGTGCTGCGTTTATGCCTTATGGCAAGATTACTGATACTGCCAAACACGATACTACCCCACTTTGCCGTCAGGGTTATTATGTTCAGCATGACAATGCTGCCAAGGAACCACTATGGGCAGCATGGGAAATCACTCCACAGCATGTTAATGGCTGCGTAGCCCGTTCTAATGCGTTCGTTGCCGACAATGCGCTACCTGCTGATAAGCGTAGTGCTCCAAGCGATTATGCTGCTAGTGGCTATGATCAGGGACATATCGCCAATGATGCTCATCAGTCATGGGATCAGCAAGTTGAATATGAATCATTCCTAATGAGTAACATGTCACCACAGTTGCCAGGTCTTAATCGTGGTATCTGGAAGTTGCTTGAAGGTTCAACGGGTGCATGGACATTCTCACGCAATCATACACTTCTCATCTATGCTGGCAACATCTACAAGGTTGGAACCGATAAGACAATCGGTGCTAACAAGGTAACAGTTCCAAACAAGATGTGGAAGATTGTAGTTGATACCCAGACTAAGGAAGTTTATGCGTTCCTATTCCCACAGGCTGAGAATCAGGGCAATGACCTAACTAAGGTTCAGGTTAGTGTGGCTGATGTTGAAGCTGCAAGCGGTTTGACTATTCCTCTTCCTGCTGGCGCTGATAAGAAGGCAAAGCCTGCTTTATGGCCAGTAGATTTTAAGGCGGTTGCTGCTGCAAAGAAAACTCTTTGCAAGGGCGATCCAGGCAACGACTAAATATTATACACGCGAATGAATACTGATTAGGGGAAGTTTCGGCTTCCCCTTTTTTATTATAAATATTTCTATGGCTGGCAGCATTTTATATTTTTCATATGGGCATAATACTAATATACCCGAATTAAAAAACCGTATTCCAAACGCAAAACGCATTGGTGTTGCTGTTGCACCAAACCAACAGCTAGAAATAAATCATTATACTAATATCGTTCAAAAAGATGGCGCAAAAACCTATGGGGTGTTGTGGGCTGTTGATATGGATTCATTAAAAATATTAGATTGGTATGAAGGTGATGGCAAAGATTATAGTCATGCTTTCATTGAAGTGCTATACAAAGGCGAATTATATAAATCCTTAACTTATGTAATGATCAAGAGCAGAGGCGATATAAACAGATCACCATCTCACAAATATCTAAAACATGTGTATGATGGGTATAGAATGAACGGTATACCCGCAGACCAATTAAGCATTGCAGTAAGAAATCGTCAAAATAATTATTGACACGCATTAACTAATATCTTATATTAGATGTATGAAGAAAATTGATTACTTACACATGCTTCACAAAATGCTTGATGACCAAATTGATGCGTTAGAGCAAGAACATAAACTTCCCGATGCACAGGTAGAAAAATTAATTGCTGATTTGAAAAAACGGCGATTACAAATTCGCGATGATATTAACGGATTAGACACAAAAGAAGAGATTGCGCATAAATGAAACCAAAAAGTGCAAACGGTTCAAGCGGAGTTCTGCTTCCAATCGGTGAAACATGGGTATTCCGTGTTTATCATGAAAACGGCGAGTTTACCGATTATGATATTCACCACAGTGATTTAAGCGTAATCATTAACGATGCGGATGCTTATTTCTATGAACGAGAAGATGGCAGAGCATATCTTGACCATTCTCCACAAACATTAGGAATTAAAAATGGCCTCTTGGATTTATGAAAGTCCAGACGGTGGAAAAACCGTCACTCGTCGTCCGTTTGGAAGTATTGATCCAAATGATAAAGAAATTCGTGTGCGTATCAATATGCTGCCACACAATGATCGTGAAGAAATTTGGACTACTAAAAATGCTGCCCATGACATTGTAGAGAACGCATTTTTTGAAGCCATGATTCGTGAGCAGAATCCTACGGTCATGGAAGCATGGGAACAATATCAAGTACTATTAAATTTAGCTAAGGAACATAATAAGGTATAATTATAATCATGCAGGAAATTTATGAAAACATCGCAGAAAATATTAGCAGCAATCCACAGATGCTTGCTTTCTTGGATTGGTGTAGGAGAGTTGACAGTATTACTATTGTTGGCTTTGGGAGTGGTCTTTCTACTCTTGTCGCACTAAGCACAAAACCAAAAACAATTACCATATATGATCATGTCTTAACAGAAGGCATTAGTGATTATCAAGATTTGGCAAATGAATATGGCGTTCAGCTTATATTCAATAATCAGCAAATTCTTGATGTAGAAACTATTGCAGATACAGATATGCTATTCATTGATTCTTTCCAAGAAGGAAACTATGTTTATACAGTTTGCACAAGGTTTGCGCAGTTTGTAAATCGTTATATCTGTGTTAATAATTCATTTAGTTTTGCTCATATTCCTAATCCACAGGTTCAGCTTGGACAAGGCGGTCAACCAATTGGAATTTCATTTGGCATCAACAGCTTTTTGCAAAATAGCGATCCTTGGCATATTGCCGAGAATCTTTATTGGGCACCTGGCATGACACTTCTTTATCGTAAAAAGGATTTGGTAGATGATGGCCAAAACTAATTTAGTAGAACAACTACGAGAACTAGATAAAGTTTTGATATCACGTGATCCAACCGTGCTTGATGCGTTCAAGCAAGCCGTTGTGTTGAGTAAGGTAGCAGAATCGCTTTCAGATAGAATTGATCCTGTTGGACCACTTGAACAAATGTGGCGTGAATTGCAAAATATGCGTCATGATATGGATAGACTTAAAGTAGATGCAGTTAATAAAGACCGTGGCTCATATTGGTCACCAGGCACCTATGATCAAGGTAGAAACTATAACGGCAATTGGGGCGTTACTACTGCTCCATATACGCCCACTGTTACATTGACTGATGATCAGATTGCAGAATTAACAGATATACTGCATAGAAATCCTATCACTACATCTACAACAAGTCGAACAGTAATGCCAGCATCTCCTACTGATTTGGATGCTTTTACAATGTTTGATCCAGATACAGGCGATTCAATGTCGGTGAAATATAAGTAGATTTTTTTCCTCTTAAACGACTTGCCAATCCAATTTTTTCCTTTGTTTCTTTGGAATGAGTTCTTCCACTAGAACTCATTCTAATTTTTTCTATGCTTTCTGGGGAATGTTTTCTTTTCTTGGCGGATTCTGACATTTTTTTGCGAGTTTCAAGAGACCTAGTTTTTTTCAATTTTTCTTTATGTTCTTCACTAAATTTTCGTCCAGTCATTGCAGAAGAAATTTTATTTTTGTGTTCTTCTGTTTTTGGGTTTTTATTTTTCCCCTTCATACTCGCACTCATTTTTGATAAGTCTTCAACAGAATATACTCTTCCAGATATTCCATCACCACCATCAGTTTTATTTCTTAAAATACCAGTATTATTATCTTTGCGACCATACCAAGCAATCAATCGGCGTTCTATTGCCAATGCACCGATTTCAGTTAAATTATGCTCAACAATTATAATTCTATCTTGATTTTTTGGAATAGGTATGTTATCGTGTTTATTGTAAGCACGATTTTCTTTGCCCTTACCAATATAATATGGAGTTAAATCACTTGCTCTTATATAAGCATATACATAATATCCACTTGGTGGATTTTGTTTGGTAAATACCATTGCTGTTGCCCTCCTAGGCGATAGAGTAGATGGGACTGCGAATCCGTGATCTACACTATTATTTATTAAATAACTTTACTTTGTAAAAGTTTTGCTATATAATAATATTAAAATTAAAGGTTTAGGTTGGCAAAAGAAGAATTATTAACACTTGAAGGCAAGGTAGTAGAGGTTTTACCTAACGGTGTATTCCGTGTGGATATAGATAACCATATTATCCTTGCCTATGCCAGTGGAAATATGCGTAAGAATAAAATTAAGATTATCCAAGATGATCGTGTATCAGTAGAATTAACTCCATATGATTTAACTCGTGGAAGAATTACCTATCGTTTTAAGTGAGATATCATTATGCAAGCAGTAACCCTAACAGAAGCAGCAAGAACACATATTCGTCGCACTCTTATTGATATTGATAAACCATATCTTGTATTTGGATTACAAGGTGGCGGTTGTGCTGGTTTTGAATATTTTTGGCAGCCAGCAGATGATGAACTTTATTCTGAAAAAGGTTCACCAGATATTGATGAAATGATTAGCGTGGGTGAAGGTAAAAGTCTTATTGTAGATGGAACTTCACTTGTTTACCTAATTGGCAGTGAAATAGATTATAAAAATAATTTTATTAGCAGCCAACTTGTGGTCAACAACCCAATAGCAAAGTCTAGTTGCGGTTGCGGAACATCAATTAGTGTGTAAAAATTACTCCTGCTAAATATTGTGCAGGAGTTTTTTTATGGTACAAGAGGTTATTAATTTAGGCGCATTTGCGAATGATGGCACTGGTGACCCGTTAAGAATAGCATTAACAAAAACAAATAACAATTTCAGTCGCTTGTTCGCCACAGTCGGCAGCGTTGACACATATACCACCAATACTCCTGGCGCAAACTTAGTTTTACAACCCACATATAATGCGAATGTGTTGATTGGCGTAGGCAGTGCGTTAGTAGCTAATGCTACTTGGTTCACTAGTATGACTGCCAATAACGCTACATTTTATGGGCAGATCACTACTAGCGGCGTTTATCCAATCATCGGTAACCTAAGTGGAACTGCTAGCACTGCTACTGTTGCCACTACTGCACTGTATGCCACCACTGCTGGCACTGCTATCAACGCACAGAATTTCACAGGCAATAACCTACCAAATGTTAATACTATTGGTAATTTGATTGCTGCAAACATTGCTATCGCAAACATTGGAACTCTTTATAGTAATAGTAACATTTATGCAACTGGTAACTTAACTACTAGTGGATTCGTGACAGGTAATGGATATTATCTAAGCGGTCTAAATGGCATTACACCAAGCGCATATGGCAATAGCAACGTTGCTGCTTACCTAACAACTTATAATGGCAATGTGTTAGCAAGTAATGTTAACATAAACGGAAATGTGGCGCTTCGTGCGGGTGCAAATCTTGTGCTAAGTGCTACTGGCAACATTATTACGCCAGCAGGCACCAATGCTAATATTAATATTAATGCTGATGGCACTGGTGACCTTGCCATTGCCGCTGCTACCCAAATTTGGGTTAATGATACTACACAAGCAACAAGCACACAAACAGGCGCAGTAATTATTCAGGGCGGTATCGGTATTGCTGGAAACATTTATAGTAGCGGCAATATTGTCACAACAGGCAATACTTTTGGTTATTATGCAACATATAGCGGAAATATCAACGCAGCAAATCTGCTAGCCAGTAATGATCTTATCGTTGGTCCATTGGGAACTGTTCCTACAACCTATCTAACAGCTAGCTTTGTAGATAATAGCACAAACTATACTCAAATTAACATTCAAAACATTGGCAATGGTGCTAGCACCAGTGCCGATGTCGTTGCAACTGCTAACAATGGTAATGATAGTGCATACTATGTTGATCTTGGTATCAATTCTAACAATTATAGCAACAGTAACTTTACTATCACTTATCCAAATGATGCTTATCTATATGTTGCCAATGGAAATATTGCTATCGGAACTGCATCTCTTAGCAAAGCGATTGTATTCCATACCGATAATACATTAGCCGCTAATGAGGCAGGGCGCATCACCAGCAGCCGTTGGGTGCTTGGTGGCACCGATGATGCTACAAACAAACTTCAAGTAACAGGAACAGCTAAATTTAACAGCAATGTCACTGTTGCTAATATTACAAGCACTGGTAATGTTACCGCAACTTATCATTATGGAAATGGCAGTACACTAACTGGTATGTATGGCAATACGCAAACAAGTGCATATCTTGGAACATATTTGCCAACTTATACAGGAAACTTAACTGCTGGCAATCTTGTTGCAACAGGCAATGTTGGCGGAACATTCTTTATTGGCAACGGTAGCTTACTTACTGGCATGTATGGTAATATTCAAGTTGCTTCATATCTTCCAAGTTATAGCGGCAATATTAATGCAGGCAATGTTAACACCACTGGCAATGTTAATGCAACATATTTTGTTGGTAGTTCACAATACTTAACTGGTCTTTATAGCAATGCAAGTGTAGCTAACTATCTGCCAGCTTATTTCTCAAATGCCAATCTTGCTGCCAATGGTATATCTAGCACAAGTTATATTTTAGGTTATATTGCAATTAATGGTTATGCTTTTGCAAATCTTGCTAATACTTCAAGTAATACGGCAACGCTATATGGCAATGTATCAACCTTAATTCTTGATAATACTGCTGGTGGCAATGTTGCTGTTGCAAATGTATATCTACCAGCAAATTCTACTATTGCTGATGGAACAAAAGTAACTATTGGCAGTAATATTAATGTTAGTAGTTTGCGTATTATTGCAAATGATAGCACAGTTAGTGGAAATATTTCAAGTATTAGTCCAACCACTCCTGTAAGCTGGCATTATGTAAAATATGCTCCTTATAATGGAAATCCTATACCGCAACAATTGCCAGGTGGACCTCGTTGGATACGAGTTTGTTAAACCAATAAATATCCTAGTGGAGCGTATAAAGTATGGCATCGTCGTTTAATGGTTTAGCCACCAACCTTCAACTTGGTCGTTTAATAAACGTGAGTGATAATTGGACATTTTTGACAAATGTTCCAATCAACAATGAAATTGCCAATACTGTAAATTTTACTGCTACTGGTATTCCTTATCATGGATATGGCAGCATATATGAAAGCACTGCTATTCTAGCCGAATATTATAATCGTAGCTGGGTTGACAATAGTGGACAAAATTTAACCGCCAATCCTATGACAACTGGACAACAGTTGGTTGGTTTTTGGTTAAATGGCGTTGCAATTTATCCAGCAGCAATTGATACTGCTCCGCCATTTGGATTTACTACTCCATTTGGATTTCATTTTGATCAAACTTATGCAAACGGTATTCGTCAAGGACAAATTGACAATGGTCAACACTGGTATAAACAAGACCTTGCAGGCGGTCGTTCAACTCCTAGTGGACAATATTTTTATAATGATTATAGCTTTGCTCCAATTTGGTTAAGTGGCTTAGGCGGTCGTCCATATAGCAGCACTGTTCATGGTTTGCCAGAAGTTAATGTTATTTCATATTTGAATGGAAGTTTATTTCATCCTGATGGACATAGTAAGATTCTTGGCTTTAGTCTAGATGGATTTCCAATTTATGGACCAAATGGATATGTAAATCCGTTAGATAATACCAGTGGCGTTAAGAATATGGCTACTGGCTATGGATTAAAATCTCCAAGTTATCGTGCTGCCACTACTGCGCATGATTTAACAACATATCCAATGGGTATGTTTATTGAAGATTATCAATTTGTCGGTGGTGGAGATTTAGATACCCACAATGGTCGTTATTGCGTTACTCCAGATTATCCAACTGGAACTTATGCTTATTTCTGCACGGTTGATAATACTGGTGCGCCAGTTTATCCTTATGTTGTTGGCAATACTTTATTTCAACAGATAGATGTATTGACCGAGGAAAGTGCACAAGGTTATGCAACAGGTTATCCAGAATGGATTACTCCAACTGGAAATCTTGGCAAGGTTCAAGCCTTGCAATTTTTTGAATTAGGACTTCAAGCAGTTGATCCAACTGGTCAACCAGACGGAAAAGATGTTAATTATAAGTTAATTTCAGGAAAATTGCCTGCTGGTCTACAAATTGATAGCAGTGGACAAGTAACTGGTAATCCAAAAGACACATATAGTATCGACGGCGTTCCAGAAGCAGTTACGCAAGATAGAACAAGCACATTCACGGTTCGTGCAATCAGTGCTAGTGGAAAAATTACTGATCGTAGCTTTACCATAACTGTCACTGGTAACTATCCTCCTCAGTTATTAACAAGTAATTATACTGCGCTTGGTGAATTTGTTGATGGTATTGTTATTAATATACCAATAAGCGCAATTGACTTGAATAGTGATAAGTTAACTTTTTCATTGCTAAGTGGAAATTTACCACTAGGCACAAGTTTAAGTGCGGATGGCGTTATTAGTGGTCCGCTTATTCCAAATTATGTTCCACCGAGTGGTTGGGATATTGATGCAAGCCCATGGGATGCTACTCCATGGGATCAAAGTGATTTAAATTTGCCAATTGGTCAGTCATTTAATAATATTAGTAAAGTAACATATTACTTTGCAATAGAAGTAAGTGACGGCAAAAGTTTTGATATAAGAAATTATAGCATCGTTGTCTTCAATCACGAAGCAATTAGTGCTGATAATACACTACTAACTGATGATGATACGAATATAAGCAGCGATACTTCCAATTATCGTCAGCCTATATTACTTACAGATAGTTTGGGCGATTATGCTACGTTTACAAGTGGAAACTTTTATGCTTTTAAATTTGAAGGCATAGATTATGATAACATTGCTGTAAGTTATAACATTACTGCTACTAGCGGAACTGGATGGGATGCTGGTCCTCCTGTTGATAATGATACAGCGGCATTTGAACTTGCACAGGGAAATCCAAATACAGTTAATCCTGCGCTAGTTGATACAGTTCCATGGGATTCTGGATTCTGGGATAAAAGTGACTTTGCATTTCCACCTGGATTATCCTTAGATTCAACTACTGGATGGTTAACTGGATATATTCCTCCACAATCAGCCATTAGTCAAACATATACATTTGCTGTTCAGGTTGCTAGCACTTCTGATAGTTCGATAGTAAGTCCATATAAAGTTTTTAGTATAACAATTTTAGGTGCAACTAGCCTAGATGTAAATTGGATTACGCCATCAAGTTTAGGTTCAATCAATGCTGGCGAAGTAAGTCAGTTAACCTTACAAGCAACCGCAAAAAGCGGTCGTCAATTATATTATTCACTAGTAAGTGGAAGTCGTATCCCACAAGGATTGACACTATTAAGCGATGGATCAATAAGTGGGCGAGTAAGTTTCCAACAATTTAGTTTGGATCAAGGTACAACTACATTTGATGTGACCAATAGTTTGATTGGAACAACAACAGCCCCAACTACTATTGATAGAACTTATAAAATGATAGTAGATGCCTATGATTATAGTCAAACAATTGGCAGTCAACAGACATTTACTCTTACTGTTAACAATGTAACATATACTCCATATGACAATCTATATCTTGTATGCTTGCCAAGTGTTGCAAAACGAACTATTATTGATTTTCTTTTAACTGATACTGATTATTTTGATTATAATGATATCTATCGTCCAAACGATCCATATTGGGGTATTCAGAAAGATATTAAAATTCTGGTAGGATATGGATTAACTCCAAGTCAAGCCAGTGATTATATTGCTGCCATGCAACGCCGTCATTATAATAAACGTTTCTATTTTGGCGATTATCATTATGCTACTGCAACAGATAGTAATGGTAATGCACTTTATGATGTCATATATGTTGATTTATTCGAAGATACTAAAACTTATAGTTTGGTTAACGGAAAATTAACTGGCGCTGTGCCAAGCAATAGTTTCCTAATAAAAAGTGGCGAAAGTCTTTATCCAAATGATTTAAATTTAATGATCAATGATATTGATATTGCCATTGGCGAAACAGATAGCAACACATTACCACAATGGCTTACTAGTATTCAGCCAGATGGCAATATTTTAGGTTTCAATACTTTTGCAGTGTTAGCCTATTTAAAAGCTGGAACTGGCGAGCGCGTCTTGTTTAATCTTAGAAATACTCCAAAACAAGATATTAAGTTAATTCCATTTGTATCTGATCGTTATATCTTTGATAATAACATGGATATTAATTTTGACTTGAATACAGGAAAATTTATAACAAAATCATATACTACATTCGATACTGGATATGTGCTGAGTATCACTCCAAGTGCATCAGTAGCTTATGCAATTGATATACCATTTGACCAAGTAAACGGTCATACAATCACTCAAATTAATGCTATTGGTGGTCTTGATGGCGATAATAGCGGTGACTGGGATGGCAAGACTATTGTGTTCAGCACCCAAGAAAATTATAATGTTGGATTATTTCCAAATGAATATAACCAAGGTTGGAATTTGAATGGAGCAATCGTGCCTGGTTATGCCGAAGTTCAAAATGGCAGTGCAACCGTTAATGAACGAGGCGGAGTTTGGACAATTAACATTACTGATAATACAGTATATTTGACATTTACTCAGCAAATATTCATCAACCAAGTTGTTCAGGTTCAGTTTGGTGCTAAATCTGGCGAAACGTTACAATATAATTCATCGCATGTTGGTATATCAAATCAAACAGTTCCAAAATATGAACAGATTAATATTCAAACTATTCAATTGAAAGCACCAACTACATTTGATAGTCATCAAACACAATTTATTAATAATGAAGATCAGTATCAATTGCCATTTGCAAGTGACAGCTATCTTAAATTTCCTCGTACAACCATTCTTGGTTAAGTATTGGGAATGTTAATTTTTAGTGACTACCATGCAATGGATCATTGGATAAGAAAACTTGCGCTGCAAGAACCATATGAAATTTGTAATAATTTAGAAGAATTTATTGCAAAAGATTCTAGTAACAAGATTGCTTTTACAAAAGGTCGAGCGTTTGATTATGATAATCCGATGATTCATGATAATGATTTATTTGCTGATTATATAAACAAACTTAGTTCTATCAGTCGTTTAGTATTTTCTTTTGATACTGAGATGCATGATTTTTATTTTGACATATATCAAAAATGCCACAAAGATAATGTTTATTGGGTAACAAGTGGTTTTATTAACGATAGTAGATATAATAGCAATATAATTCCGTGGATGTATTTTTTTGAAATTACAGTAAACCCCTATTGCCAATCTTTAAAAGATAAGCTACTATAACTAGATACAACACGCAAAAAACCATTATTTTTTGATGCATTGTTAGGTCAACCCCGTAAGCATCGTGATTTTATATATTATAAAATTATTGACAATAATTTAAAAAACAATTGTATTTTGTCTTACCAACAATCGGTATCTGGTCCAGATTATAAAAATTTTTGGGACGATTTTGTATGGGAGCCAAATATTACAGCACCACTTGTAGGTAAAGCTGGAACCGAACAATTTTGCCAATACGAAGGCGTTGATATCGGTTTAAGTAGAATAATTCCTATCAACATTTATAATGATACAGCTTATAGTCTAGTGGCGGAAACAGGATACAAAAATAATTATAGTTTTTATACTGAAAAAACAGCCAAGCCACTTATAGCAAAACGAATCTTTATTATGTTTAGTGGATGGAAGATGTTAGAAAATCTTAGAAATCTAGGGTTCAAAACATTTGATAGTATTATAGATGAAAGCTATGATTCTATTGAAAATGATGAAGAACGATGGACTGCGGCGTTTGAACAAATCTTGAAACTCGCTGACATGGATCAACAAACTGCTTATTCATCTGTTAGCGATGTGCTAGATCATAACTATAATCATATAATGAATAGCGACTGGACTCAACTAGCATTAGATAAAATAAAAAGTGTGATTTATTCAACAAATAAATAACTTATAACAGCTAAATATTTTAGACATGGAAATCATAAATGAGTAACGTAAACCCAAATAATATCAATGGTGCATATCCAGTAGCAGGCGTAGATAACGACAGCCAAGGATTCCGTGATAACTTTACAAACATTAAAAATAACTTCACGTTTACATCAAGTGAATTAAGCGATTTGCAATCAAAGGTAATTGTTAAGAGTGCATTGACTGGCACGACGCTTAACAATAACATGGCTGGTACGCTTCTTACCAGTGCGCAGATTCAAGATTTCCGCGAAACAGAATATGACAATGGTATTATTTCCACAAACGTAACTCTTGATCATACTCGTGGTCATTATCAAAGAGTTCAGACAAACGGAACTATTCAGATTGCGTTCACTAACTTTCCAGCCGCTGGTACCGCTGGTCGTATTCGTGTAAGAATTTATGTAACCAACACTGCTCATCGTGTAATTTGGCCTTCTGGCTTAATTTATGGCACACAGTATCTGCAAGATTATAACCAAACAAACAATAGCATTGGTTATACTCAAAGTGGCGTAGGTTATTATTGGTATGAAATCATCAGTGATGATGGTGGCTCAACTTATACTATCTTCCCTCTTAGCCGTCCTCGTATGAATCCAGATTATTACTATGCAAACATTAGTAATGGTGCAAGCACTACAAACACAGCAAATGTTACTGTCGTAAGTAAGTTGATCTTAGACAATGGTTCTACTGGTGCGCTATCTAATGTTGCGGTTTCATTCCCTAGCTATCCAATTGATGGTCAGTATCTAGCTATCAGTGCGAATGTTAATGTTAGCAATCTTTATTTGGTCGCTGGCAATGTTATCAACGGCAATGTTACATCATTGACTGCTGGCCAACATCTTGGTTATACTTTCATTGGTGCGCCTCGCAATCCAACTGTAAATCAGTGGTTCAAGACACAACTTTAATTATTGACTCCTGATTTAATAATAGATATATTATATCAGGAGCATTTTTATGACTGATTTAAAACTATATCAAGAATTTGTAAGCGCAGTAACAAGCGAACCAAGTAAACACGAGTATGCTTTTAGCGAACGCTTTGAGCAGCTTAGTCAATATCAAGAAGATAAAACCAAGATTAATCCAGCCTTGCTTCTTACTGCTGGCATGGGGTTAAGTGCTGAAAGCGGTGAATTTAACGAGATCATCAAGAAGATGTTCTTTCAAGGCAAGCCACTTAATGCAGAAAATGTATTTCATATGAAGCGAGAGTTAGGCGATATTATGTGGTATTGGGTTAATGCCTGCACTGCACTTGGGCTTGATCCAAATGATGTTATCAATGAGAATGTCAAGAAGTTAGAGTCTCGCTATCCAGGCGGCACTTTTGATGCTTGGCACAGTGAAAACCGCAAGAAGGGTGATCTATAATGCATCCAATGATAGGTGACTTAACAGGAAAAACATTGGATGAGTTGTTAAAAACAACTAATGACATACACAAGAAAATGGCATGGGCTGCTCGTATGGGACACAATCATATGATACCTCAGATGCGAAGCGTTTTAGACACCTATCAAGAAGAAATCAATAAGCGGTATCAACAAGAAGCAGCCGCTGCAAAAGAAAATCCGATTTTCAAAGATAGTTTGGATGTCGGATGAGTGAAGTTAGTTGGAATGTAAACTTTACCGCTATTAACTGTTTTAAAGATTTTCTAGAACCATGCAATTATACTATTAGTATTGGCTTCAATGATGAATCAATAAACGACGGTGATCCTCATGTAGCATTTGGCAGAGTTCGCAGCTTGATAAAAGATTTATATCAAGATGCAATTTTTGTCAATGTCGATAATCCATTACTTCCTGTCTTTAATAAAAAATTTAAATCTAGAATTATAACACTTCCATATCAACCAAATAATTTTATCATTGGTGTAGTTACTTGGTATAAAATTTTAAGCATCACTCAGGGACGAATGACGCTTGAATATATCTCTGTTAGCTGCGATAAAAGCGATGACATTGCCTTAAATGTTGACGAAGATATTGTAACAAATGATGAAATCATGGATGATTTGGCAATGAAAACTTGGGATAAACCAGCATGGTGGTTTAGAGCAACCCCCACTACTTGGGATATTCCAACCAAAAAGAATAAAGAATTTATAGTGCTAGCTGATGAAAACGAATGGCCAGAAATATTGCAATGGGAGAAGAAACCTGTTAAAATATCTAAGAAAAATACGGAAAACAATATTATTCCACTAAAAAAATGGAAGCCAGAGGTTATCAAGGGTGATAAAAACTGACGAATATGGGCGTAGCATAATCAGCGATAACGAGTTAGCGGATTTGTTTTATACAAATCCGCAACTTGTGGTTGATGATATTGCTATTACCAATCCAGAAAAGTATAATTCTGCTATCAAAAGTTTATATATTGATTATCAACCATTAAAAAAGTTAGCAACCTTAAATGGCACGGTGGAAAATTATCATGCTAGCAACCAACAAGAATGGTTTATGCCACAGGAATATAAAGATTTAGATATTGCCAAGTGGATATTAGATCAGTGTGCAGATCAAAATGAACTGCAACGTGCTGGTCAAGAACTAATGGAATATGCTGACCGAGATTTATTGCCATTGCTTCAATACTTAAAATATCTTGTTGACACCATGCGCAAGAATAGTGTAGTATGGGGAGTTGGTCGTGGATCAAGTGTGGCAAGCTTTGTTTTATACTTGATTGGTGTCCATAGAATACATAGTTTAAGACAAAATTTAGACTTCAATGAATTTATGCGGTAAATACCGTAGGAGTAATAATAGATGCATCGAACTGCAAATGGTAAATTTTTAGACATGAACGCGCTAAAAATTCAACAAGAAAGAACTATCGCCGTTGGCAATAGTAGACAAAATGCGCGTGGTGATATACTTGGGCAAGGTGGAGAAATCGTAATGACTCGCGATCAGTTAATGACACAACATTATAATAATCAAAAGGGTTCGCCGCTAAGCAATAACACTGTTTATAATAATTCTGATGAAGCAAATGCTGCTGCGGTAGCCGATATTTTTGAACAACCTGTTGATAATGGATTTGATAACATTATTGAATCACAACAAAATGCAGAGACAGTTGATCCAACATCGCCATCATCAACATCTGGTGGGTTAAGTGATGCAACTGTTCGCAGCCAAGATTTAGCAGATATTTTAAGAGCGCAAAGAAGAAGAATATGAAAACCAATCTCATTGGTCCACGCAGCAGTGGACTTCATTATCACACTGACTATCGCAAAATTCAACCAACCAAGAACAATGTTCTTGTCAAAGACATGGATTTTGGTGAACGTATGACACTTGGCGGCATCATTATTCTTGATGACGATAAGAAAGGACAAGGTATTCGTCCTCGTTGGTCACAAGTAGTAGCAATTGGACCAAAGCAAGAAGATGTAAAACCAGGTGAATATATCCTTGTTGCACATGGTCGTTGGACACGTGGACTTGACATGACAGATGAAAACGGTGAAACTACAACTGTTCGTCTTGTTGATCCAAAAGATATTCTTATGAGCAGTGATGAAATGCCAACAGAAGATTTAACTTTTGGTATCAATCCAACTTACTAAAATAATTGACATTCCTCTAACCTTATGTTAGTATAATCCTATGATTACAAATTATCTTTGGACAGAACGATACCGTCCTCACACGGTAAGCGATTATGTTTGGCGTGATGATGCCCAACAGCACCAAGTTCTTCAATGGGTGAATGAGAAGAATATTCCACATCTGCTATTCAGTGGTGGACCAGGCACAGGTAAAACAACGCTTGCTAAGGTTCTTATAAATGATCTTGGCGTAGAAGATTATGATGTGATGCAAATCAATGCGTCAAGAGATAATGGTGTAGATTTTATCCGTGACCGCATTGAAGGATTTGTATCCACAATGCCATTTGGTGAGTTTAAGGTAGTGCTGCTGGATGAGGCAGATTATCTGTCGCCTAACGCACAAGCAGTGCTGCGTGGGTTGATGGAGACTTATAGCAGCACTGCTCGCTTTATCATGACTTGCAATTATCCTAATAAGATTATTCCAGCGTTGCATAGTCGTTGTCAGGGTTTCCACATTGAGAAACTTGATAAGACAGAATTTACTGCTCGTGCAGCAACAATTCTTGTTGAAGAAAATATACTCTTTGAACTGGATGTTTTAGATACCTATGTTAGCGCACAGTATCCAGATTTGCGCAAATGTATTAATACTCTACAAAGTGGGTGTAACAGTGGAACTTTGCAAGCTATCTCACAAGGATCGCAGAACAGCAGCGATTATCGTCTTCAAGCAGTTGAATTGTTCAAAGCAAAGAAGATTCGTGAAGCCCGCAAGCTAATTTGTAGTCAGGTTCGTCCAGATGAAATGGAAGAAGTGTTTCGTTGGATGTATGATAATCTTGATTTGTTTGCAAGTAGCGATGAAGCACAGGATAAAGCCATTGTTATCATTCGCAATGGATTAGTAAATCATTCTATGGTCGCAGATGCTGAAATCAATCTAAGTGCTACTTTCTGCGAATTGGCGGAGTTGTAATGAATCGCAGTGAGCCTGATACTTTTTTGCATTGGTTTTGGCAAAACTATAACCAAAAACTTACAAAGAAAAAGTTTACACAAAAAGAAAAAAACCTGTTGCGACCAATAGCCGAAGTTATGGCTATAATGGATGGCAATGCTTTCTTTGGTATGACAAGAGATGATAACAATGAAGATACTTGGTATGAACAGTATCTTCCAGAAGCATGGGCAATATACAAAGGTCAAGGCAAAGACGGTGGTTGGATTCAAGAAACCAGTTGGGCCAAAGATTTAAAACATGAAAATGAATCTGTAAAAGATGCTTATACCACTTGGCGATTACTCAAGATATTGAGTCGAGGAAATTAGAATAAATACTCTATATGGGGTATTATGATGGATTATAAAATAAATTTATTGTTACAACAGGGTGATACAACTGGAAATAATCCTGTTATTGATGTACTGTGGAACGGCAATATTGTAATCTCATCGCATACTATAACCACTGCTCTTAATACAAATGGCATTGGCGATGAATTATCATTTATAACTAGTGATTTCAATTCACAAAATAATTTAGAAATTGTTTATAAAAATAAGCCAAGTAATGACAGTACTGATGAAATAAAAGTTTCTATTTTTGGAATTATTTCTAGCAGTGCTTCTCCTGATTTATGGTGGAACAATAATATATCAGAAAAAGGCGAACCACAGGGATATTTTTATATAAATCCAAATATTTGGACTTGGACATCTGCAACAGTTGACGGAAATGAAATTAGTTGTGATTTTGAAAATTTTTCAAATTTAAATGAAGTATTCTGGCCATTAGAAATTAAAAATTCAAGTGCATCTATGGTTGTAAATTATCCAGGTAATATCTTATCATCAACTTCAACACCATTATTGGAAATTGATTCAAGTTATGGCACAGACAATTCTTCTTATAATTTTGTAGAATCTAAAGTTAGAGTAAATTAAAAAAGGGGCAGATTTCTCTGCCCCTAAAATAATCAGATATCGCCATACATTCTAAGAATTTCTTCTACGGCAGGATGACGTTCAATGTCACTGCCTGTAAATGTAACGCTTCCAACATATTCGCTATCTTGGAATCTATCTACGAGACGATTAAAGTCTAATAGACCATTTTCACCAACACTGCGGTCAGTTTGCTTAACGTCGCCTGTAACCACGATTCTGCTGCCTTCACCGATACGAGTGAGAAGCATTTTCATTTGGTTAGGAGTGGCGTTTTGCATTTCGTCAGCGATAATCATGCAATTTTTAAATGTGCGTCCACGCATAAATGCAAGTGGGCAAATTTCAATAACGTGGTTTTCTACCATTTGTTGAGTTTCACGAGTATTATAGTACTCATGGAGAACATCAAACAGTGGCTTAGTCCAAGGTTCCATTTTCTGATTTAAATCACCAGGTAAGAAACCATGTTGTTCACCTTCTACGCCCACTGCTGGACGAGTAAGGATAATTCTTTCAATATCACGATTTTTTAGGGCTTTAATTGCGGCTTGCATTGCTAGGAGGGTTTTGCCAGTTCCTGCTGGTCCGCTTGCGATGATGATACTTACTGAATCATCCATTAGTAGGTCTAGATAGTGTTCTTGATTAATATTTCTTGGGATTATATCTACATTTCTTTTTTTATTAGGTTGAAATTGATCTGGTTCGATAACATTATTATAATTTCGTTTTTGTGAGTTTCCGTTTCCATTGTTAAAACTATTCATTTGCTGATTATACTTCTGTTTACGCTTATGCTGCATTTTATATCCCTGTGTTGGTTGTAACACAAAAGTATTTAAGTTTGTTAACATGACATTATGATGTAATAGTTGTATATGTATTTTAGACATAAATATCTTAGGAATGTCACACAATGGATATTAAACAGAATTTAAAAAGTATTAAGCAAATTTATATGAGCGATGCTTCTATCAGCATGCTTTGTGATTTTGAACGTGTGCTAGATAACATGGACTTTTATACCTTTCCAAACTGGCGTATTGGTGAGTTAGTAGAAGGGCCAATTATTAGCCGTTATTGGGTCAAATGTGTATTCATGTGGCCATTGGATCGTATGCCAGACCCAGCAGCAGCTAAGCGTTTGCTGCCTTATGGCGCAAAGATCAGTTATAAAAAAGACAAAGTTCAAATGCCAGTTGAGATTCGCAGTCCAGCAGATATTAGACCAGGCGGTCATAAAGGTAAATTAGTTGATTTTCCAATTTGGTATGTAGAAATGCTATTACCAAAGAAACTCATGGGCGATATTAAACAAGGTTCTGTTGATATTGCAGGCGAAGAAGTTGATTTGGCTGATTTGCAAGCAAGCATTGAAAAAGGTTTAACTGATCAAGGAACAAAACAAAAAGATCAAGAACAAGAAAAACCAGAATCACAGGAACAAGAAAATGAACAAACAGCTTAATGAAGGTTTGCAAGCAAACGATCTCAAATATTTGGTAGCAAACACTATTCATATTGATGAGTTCAACAGCAAAATGGGTGATGCTAGTGATGTTGTTACATTAAGTTTTAAAGTTAAAGACCTTATGCCAGCAAATGATTTGGTTAGTTTTTTAGAAAATGGTTATGATTTCATTCTTGATGCAGATGTTAGCACAGGTGAAATTCGTGATAATGAAAGAGTTGTGTTCGTTGAAGTGCAGCGTAGACCAGGCATTTACAAATATGTCAATGAAATGTTAGATGATTTAAATCATTTAACTGGCGTAAAGCGTGAAGATTGGAAATTTCGTTGGTACAAGAGCAGCGATTATGTGCAGATGAACGAAGAGAACTTTGAACAGATTGTTCCACTGACTGCCGAAAATTATAATAGCAGTGTTGATGAATATAGCAAAGTAAAAACTGAGACTCAAAAGTTAAATAGTGATATAGAGGCAATCAAGAAACTAAGCGGGATCAACTAATGTTTGGATTTTCAATTTATAAAATATTAGCTGTGCTATTAATCATTGGTGCAGTTGTTGGCTATTTCAAATATACGCAAGATGAATTAGCAAGATTAAACCAAGAAGTTGCAACAAAAGATTTTGCTCTTAAAACTACTACTGCAACACTTGAAAAAACACAAGCAGATTTAAAAGAACAACAAGCAGTTGCTCAAAAAGCATACGATGACTATCAAGCTGCTCGCAATGAAGCAGATGATATTCAGGCAAAATTTACAAAGAATAATCGTGATCTTGGCGCATTTGCTGCAAGCAAGCCATTAGAATTACAAAAACGCATGAATGACGCAACATCCAAGTCATTCAGATGCATTGAAGAAACAGTCAACAAGGGTGCGGCAAATGTTCAAGGTTGTTAAAGTATTACCACTATGTTTATTATTAGCAGCTTGTCAGACGGCTGGCACAACTGCTGTTGTTACAGTAGAGCGTCCAACTCTTGTATTACCTAGCGTAGATAATGTTCATTTGAATGATATTGAATGGCATGTTGTAAATAAAAACGCAAAACCAGGAAGTGAAGATCACATTGACACGGCATTTGGAAAAGCACATAGCGAAAGCCTTTTCGCCATTAATCCAAGAGATTACGAAGACTTGGCAGTCAACCAAGCCAACCTTGTTAAAGTCATTAGACAATATCAAGCACAAGTTAGCGCATACAAACAATATTATGACGCCCAAGCCACCAAAGATGGAACTACCAAAACCTCAACTACCCAAGGAAGTACCAGTGGCAGTAGTAATTGAAGAAGATGATGAGCCAATCGGCCCTCGTCGTATGGCAGATGATGAGCGTCCAGAAGATGCGCAGTTAAAAACTGCTGCTCCACCTGCGCCTGTATTATCAGAATCAGATCAAAATAACATTGAACTTCGTAAACTTCGTCTTGAAGAAATGCGCTTTGCGCTAGAAGAGAAAAAAGAATATCATAAGATGGCGATTGAAGATCGTCATGAAGACCAAAAAGAAGATGAAGTTGCGTATGAACGTGCGCAAATAGCCAAAGAAGAATCAAAAAAAGAAGATAAAGCAAGTGAACATTGGATGAAGTCATATTGGCGTCCTGCGATGGGTTGGCTTTATATGCTAATTTGTTTCTTTGACTTTGTTGCTGCACCCATATTAAGCATGATGATGCCAATTTTCTTAAAAGGTCTTGGTGCCACTACGGTAACTTATACTCAATGGCAAAGTCTTACGCTGTCAAATGGTGGATTAATTCATCTTGCGTTTGGTGCTATTCTTGGTATCTCTGCATATGGCAGAACACAAGAGAAGACATCAGCAGGTGCTGCGGCTGCGGCTGGCACAAAACCGCCAACTGGTTCAATTAGCACCACTTAATTCTTGACAGATAGAAGTTATCGTGGCATAATTACTATATGAGTCATTATCAAACACTTGGTGTAGCAGAAACAGCTAGCCCCGAAGAATTAAAAGCTGCTTTTAGAAGCCTTGCCAAACAACATCATCCAGATATGGGCGGTGATCAAGCTAAGTTTCAGCAGATTAACGAGGCATATAGCACATTAAGTGATCCAAATGCTCGTGCGCATTATGATCATACTCGTCGCAATCCACAGCCACAATTCAATCAACAGCATCAAGCATATCGTCAGGCTGGCAATCCATTTGAATTTCATTTTAATTTTGGCGGTGGTCCAGACCCGATGTCTGCGTTCCATGAGCAATTTGCCAGTCAATTTGGTTTCCAAACTCGTCAACAGCCTAGAAATCGCAACTTGCGAGTTCAAGTTAATATTCCATTCTTAGAAACATTAAATTCACAGCACAAAGTTATAGAATATAAAACTACAAATGCTACTGAACGATTGACCCTAGAAATTCCTGCTGGTATCGAAGATGGTTTCGTGTTTCAGGTTGTTGGGCGAGGCGATGATGCCAATCCTGGCGTTCCACGAGGCAATTTGGATATCCAAATTCATGTTATAAGACATGATAGATTCATAAGAAATAATGAAAATATCATGGAAGATATTACCATTGATGCTTTCCAAGCAATGTTAGGATGCACAATTCCTATTAACCTTCCAAGTGGTAAAACCATAGAACTACAAATTCCACAAGGAACTCAGCATCAAAGTCAGTTTGGCATAACAGACGAAGGGTTTGCTAGACAGAACGGTGCTCGTGGCAAATATATTGCTAGAATAAGTGTTAAAATTCCGTCAATCTTGACCACTGAACAGCTTAATTTGGTTAAAGAAATTCAAAAAATAAAGCCAATTAATACGTAGTTTTCTTTTTATAAGGTCCACGTTTTCCAGACATTTTAGCACGTGTCTCTGCTGATAATTTTCTTCCCTTTCTTAATTCACTTAATTTTGCTCGTGTTTCAGGGGTGTGAGTTTTACCATAAAAATGATTATTTTTTCCAAGATGTGATTGTGATAGGCTATTGCAATGTTCTGGGGATTTAGGTCTTCCCTTACTTGCCATTGACATTTTACTTCTGGTTTCTGGTGATGGATTAGTCATACCGTCACCACCGTCAGTTCTGTTTCTTAAAATACCTGTGTTAATATCTTTTCTTCCGTAAAAATTAATTAATTCTTTTTCTAAAGAAAATGCTTCATTTTCTGTTAAATTATATTTTATAATTATAATATTATTTGTATTGGAAGGTAAAGGAATCTGTTTACGTTTTAACCACGCTCTTTTATTTTTTCCTTTACCAATGTAATAAGGTGTATTATCATCCCTTAAATATTGATAAACATAATACCCATTTGGTGGGTTCTGTCGTGTAAATACCATTGCTGTGTTCCTATAAACATAGAGTAGGCGGGATTGCCGTCCGTGGCCTACAATATTATTTATTAAATACTTGACAAGTATAAGAAGTGTGCTATATTAGTAATATGACAAATTTTAGCAGCAATGGCGACCTTGAAAAAGTAGTTAAGATAGCGAAGCAATTCGCTGTTGATAACAATCATCAATATTATACCGTAGAGCATCTGCTTGTTAGTATGCTCTATGAGCGTGGTTTCTCTCGCATACTTGGACAGATGGGCATTGACTTAGAAAGCCTTATCAAGGAATTAGAAGATTATATCTTTGAAAATATTCCACAAGGCAGCGATTCCACAGAACCTAAAAAGACACAAAGTCTTGAACGAGTGTTCAATCGTGCATTTACACAAGTAATCTTGCTAGGTCGGCAGCAACTTAATATTACGGACCTTTATCTTTCTATCTCCAAAGAAACCCATAGCCATGCTGCGTTCTTCTTAAAGAAGTATGGCGTTGAACCAGAAAAAGTTATCCAAGAATTTAACAAGAATAATAAAAAGCAAGTTGGTGTTGGCAGTAATAATGCTCTTGATGAGTATTGCACCAATCTTAACGAACTTGTTAACAATGGCAAGATTGATCCAGTAATTGGTCGCACGACTGAAATTGCTGAGATGACGCAAATTCTTGCTCGCAAGAATAAATGCAATGTTATGTTGATTGGCGATCCAGGCGTTGGCAAGACTGCTATTGCCGAAGGACTTGCATATAATATCGTAAACAATGATGTTCCAAAGTTCTTGCGTGGGCATTATGTTTATAGCTTGAATGTTGGCTCTCTGTTGGCTGGTACAAAGTATCGTGGTGACTTTGAAGAGCGCATGCAAGAGATTATGAACGCTGCCACCGAGCGTGGCAATGTTATTCTCTTTATTGATGAAGCACATCAGATGAATGGTGCTGGCGCTGGCAGTCAAAGCAGCGTTGACCTAAGCAACATGATTAAACCAGCATTGGCTCGTGGTGACTTTAAGGTTATTGCTTCAACCACATGGGAAGAATATACCAAGCACTTTGAAAAAGACCGTGCAATGATGCGCCGTTTTAATAAGGTGAATGTTGGCGAGCCAAGCATTGCAGATTGTATTGCAATTTTGAGTGGCATTAAACCAAATTACGAAGCATTTCATGGCGTTAAGATTACCGATGCTGCTATCAATGAAGCAGTAGCATTGAGCCATCGTTATCAGGCTGATAAGAAGTTGCCAGATAAGGCAATTGACTTGATTGATAGTGCCGCAGCACTTCGTCGCACACAGTCTCGTGGTTCTCGCACTATTGATGTTGCACAAATTCGTCGTGAACTAAGCCGCATTACTGGTATTCCAGAAGTTCAGCTTGGTGCAGAGAATACACAAAAGATTATGCCTAATCTTGATAAAGATATCAAGGCAAAGGTATATAATCAAGATGCAGCAGTAGATGCTGTCCTTGACCGTGTATGGGTCACACAGGCTGGTTTAAAGGCAGAGAACAAGCCCGTAGGGTCGTTCCTATTCCTTGGACCAACTGGCACAGGTAAAACTGAACTTGCCAAACAGCTAAGTGAAAAGCTTGCTATGAAGCTACTGCGCTTTGATATGAGTGAATATCAAGAAAAGCATAGTATCTCACGCTTGATTGGCGCTCCTCCTGGTTATGTTGGTTATGAAGATGCTAACCTTGCTGGTGGATTGCTTATTAGTGAAGTTGCCAAGAACCCACATTGTATTATATTATTTGATGAAATTGAAAAAGCACATCCTGATGTTGCACAAGTATTGTTGCAAGTTATGGATGAAGGCTTTATTACTGGCACAAATGGCAAGCGAGCAGATTGCCGCCAAGCATTGCTTATTATGACAAGTAATCTTGGTGCTGCTGACAGTGAGCGTCTTGTTATTGGCTTTGGTAGTCAAGATCGTAGTGATGCGGTTGATGCGGCTGTTAAAGAGCATTTCCGTCCAGAGTTCCGCAATCGTGTAGATGCGATTGTTACATTCAACAAATTGGATAGCAAAACTATCCGTAAGATTGCTGAAAAGTTCATTGCTGAACTGCAAGCACAAATGTCAGGCAAGAATATCACACTTGATGTTACTGACGCTGCTTATGATTGGCTTGTCAAGAAGGGTTATAGTCCACTTCTTGGTGCAAGACCAATGAACCGCACAATTCACGAATATATTAAAGTTCCATTATCTAAAATGATATTATTTGCCAGCAATAAGTCACAAAAACTATTCGTAAGTGTTGTAGATGACAAATTAGATATCAAGTTTGAGTAATTTATTCAGTAATTTGCTTTGATTTATAAGGTTTGCGTGTTTTTCCTATGCGAGATAGAGACATATTTTTTTTATATTCTTCGGAAAGAAGTTTTCCCTTGCGTGCAGCACTTAATTTTGCACGATGTTCATCTGTAAAAACTCTTGGTTTTTTTGGTTTAGGAACATATGGTTTCTTTGGTGTTTTGTTACCCTTATTCCACGGAGTTTTACCTTTTCTTGCATTACCCATGCTAGTAAGAGTTTCTTCACTATATACACCAATTTTTCCTTTATTCCAAGGAACACTTCCAATGTTACTTTCTGATATTTTTCTTTTGGTTTCATCTGTTGGTTTCCAACCACTAACTCCTTCACCACCATCGGTTTTGTTATGTAAAATGCCTGTTCCAACATCTTTGCGACCATACTTTGCAATAAGTTTTTTTTCTGTATTATGTGCTTGTTCTTCTGTAAGATTTATATGTAATAAAATAATGCGGTCTTTATTTTTTGGCAGATTTACATTATGCTTTGCATAGGCTCTACGACCTTTGCCCTTACCAATATAATACGGGGTTCCATCTTCACGAACGTATAGATATACGTAATAAATATTTGTCACTGCTGTGATTCCTTTACAATCATAGAGTCAGCAGATGTTAGTAGCATCGTGGCTGACAATATTATTTATCTTTTCCCCCTTGACAAAACTTCTAATTGTGATATTATAAAATAAAGAGGCAGAAGATGACAGAGATAGCAGAATTAACGCTGATTGAATACCGTGAACGGTTTAAAGATCATTTGTTTAAGTGGCATATTAGCACTGAAAACAAACTATGGTATGGAAAGTATCATTTTCGTGTAGAACTAGCAATTCCAAGAGATTGGGACGGCATTCTGAATATGCGTCGAACACTGAAAAACCTTGATCCGCAGTGTCGTTTTCGTAATGAAGCGTTGTTTCGTTTTTTTACCAATAGTACCGCTGCACTTGACGCAATTCTTGACAATCCGTCATTGCTTGCATCAGTTAAAGGATTTACCACAAGCAATAATCAATATATTGCTGAAATGAATAATCTTGACAATATCGCAGTTGATGTTAAACTGGTAAGTGAGACAAGGTATGACCCAGATATTCCTTATCAGGTTGAGTTTGAAACTTATTGGGGTTGGCAAACAGGTGGTTATGGTGGCAGAAAGACACAACGAGATAACTTGCTTGAATTACATAAATTTGTAACTGATAATAGCGATGATTTGTTTATGCCATATGAATTAAACCGTTGGTGTGCTCGTACCAGCACAGGTCTTGAAACAGGTTATTACCATGGTTCAGTTCGTGTATTTTGCAGAAGTGCAGACAATATTCCACTGCTGTATATGTTGTTTCAAGATGGCATCAAAAAAGTCTATAAATTAGTAAAGAAAGTGAAAGCGTAACATAATGAATGAAGCATTAGCAACCGCCCTTATCAATCGTGGTATCGTTAACAGCAAGACTCGTATTCTAGCACGGTGTCCAATAGCAGCATTTGGTGGGATGCCCACTGAGAAACTGTTATTTCTTAATGTAGATAGGGTTGTCAGTGATGAAGGCACGATGAAGTTTATTTCATCACATCGCACAGGTCGTAAGTTCAGTGTTCCTATTGACAAGATTGAAGAAATTGATGGCATGGAACCCACTCGTCTTGGTCTTGCCTATGATATTAAAGCAGATGGCGGCAAGAAGGGTGCTGGCAAAAAGCGTGGACGCAAACCTAGAATAAATACATTGGAGAATATCAATGGCTAAAATCTACGAAGAAGTATTAGTTATCAAAGTAAGCAAACTTGTTGCTGACAAAAGTTCAAATAATCCAACCATCATTCGAAATGATATTGTTGAGAGTATTGAAGCAGTTGTTCAAGAATTAGTTGGCGAAAATGTAATCGTTGAAATTGAAAAATCGGAATAATAATGGCAAGTATACCACAAGTAGTATTAAGTGCAATTAGTCATGGACAAGTTTACCCTCCATATGATGGTGTCTCTACCACATGGAGCAGTAATCAACTTAAAGGCAATGGATACTATGGGTATACTGATGGTTTGCACACAGTTAGTTATAGCTTAACTAACTTTATTGGTATTATTAAATTTCAAGCAACCTTACTACAATATCCAACAGATAGCGATTGGTTTGATATCACATCTACTACTGTTGGTGATGGCACTAACGCAGTTACTGGCAATTTCTTCTTTAACTTTACTGGCAACTTTGTATGGTGCCGTGCTCATATTACTAATTTTTCTTCTGGTAATATCAATCAAGTTCTTTACAATACATAAAAATTATGTCATAGTGTTGGGGGTAGATATATAATAATATCTACACTTAACGGAAAGAATTCAATGACAGAAGAAATTAATCAACAACCGCCACAAGATAATACTTTTGGCTTGCCCCCAGAGGCACTAGACTTTTTAAGAAAACAACATATTCATTTTTGTCTACCAATGTATGGCGGACTTTGTAATGAAGCAACTTTTATTGCAATGATTAAGTTTGGTATTATTGCAAGTAAGATGGGACTTAACTATTCTATTGATACAATGGTTAATGAATCACTTATTACTCGTGGTCGTAATAACCTTGTTGCAAAGTTCTTGTTTAATCAAGCTGCAACTCACCTTATGTTTATCGATGTTGATCTTGGATTTGATCCAGAAGCAATCATTCGTCTTCTTCTCGTCAATCAGGATGTCGTCGGCGGCGTATATCCAATGAAGCGTATTCCAATTCGTTATGTTATTAACACTGTTCCAAATCCAGTTACAATGGGTGACCTTGTTGAAGTTTCCACGCTGGGCACTGGTTTTATGATGGTAAAGCGTAATGTTATTGAGCAGTTAATTGCTCTTCATCCAGAATTAAAGTATCGTGATAACATCGGCATTGGTGCTCAGTATGAACCACTTATGTATGGTTTGTTTGATACCATGATTGACAAGGATGATAACTATCTTTCCGAAGATTGGACATTCTGTTATCTATGGCGTCTTGCAGGCGGTAAGATTTTTGCTGATACTGGCATTAAGCTTGATCATACTGGCTATCACAAGTATGAAGGTAATGTTGAAGAACTTAAAAAGGTTCTGCTCAACCAAACTTCAAATGGCGGACCTCATCATCTTGATCCACAGCAGCCACAGCAGCCGCAAGCTGCTCCTCCGCAAGCTGTTCAACCAATTAAGTTAAATCTTAAAAAGAATGTTGACAAGTCTGCAATAAAAAAAGGTTAACCGATGAGCGACACCGAATTAGTTGATTTTAAGATTATTTTAGATAGTAAGTGGCACAATGATCCACCAAAATTTGAAATATTATTAAATGACGAAGTTACAGCTTATGGTGTCGTTGCAGAAAAAGAAGATGACGATGAGGAAAAAGTAATCTTATTTTCTCGTGATTTAGAAGAAGGCGAACATACTATTAAAATTCGCCTTCTTGACAAACAACCAAAACATACACCAATTGACAATCAAGGAAATATTCTTGCTGATCAAATATTAAACATTAAGCAAATAGAAATCGACGAGATTGAACTTGATTATTTGTTTTATAGTTTGGGAAAATATTATAAACAGATTGGCGTAAAAGATGGGTTGCCAGAATATGATGAAACTCCACTTAGCGGCAACTATAAAAATTTAGGATGGAACGGCGAATGGCGCATGACATTTACTGTTCCCACCTATATGTGGTTCTTAGAAAATTTGTAATATAATTAAATTATAAATAATAGTGTAGGTCACGGGTTGCAGCCCTACCTACTCTATGTTTATAGGGAACACAGCAATGGTATTTACCAGCACTAATCCGCCAAGCGGATAT